GTTTAGTTGAAATCTATAGCATATATGAAAATATGGAGGCTGTAAGTGGAAACAATTTATTTAAAAATATTCTTGAATTTTTACCAAGAACATTTAAGTCTTCACTTAAAAATGAAAAAAATGAAAAATAAATTAGAGATATCAAGATTTTTAGAAGATAAACACCAAACTTTAGCAAAATTTTTTGTTCTTGACCATTGTGAATTAGAATTATTTTCAGGATATATATTAGAGCTTCCAGACAAAGACAACAAGACTAGCATTTCAAGGATTCCACAAGGATCTTATACTTGTGTAAAAAGAAATTCTCCAAAGTACAGTGATCATTTTCATGTGCTAGACGTTGAGAAAAGAAGCTACATACTTATACATCATGGAAATTATAACACTGATACAAGAGGATGTCTGCTCCCGGGAAAAGATCTTATAGATATAAATGGAGATGGACTAAAAGACGTTACAAGTAGTAAAAAAACTATGGCAAAACTTAATGAGTTATTGCCAGATGAATTCGAACTATGTATCATAAATGAATTTAAAGATGAGTCAAAATAACGATAACCCAAAGTTAAGAAAAAACGGTGGAAATGGAACTAATGTAGGAAACGCACTTAGATTCCTTATTAAGCAAGGAAAGGGAGTAGCTCCTGAACTATTAGACCTAGCTGGTAACATAACAGGTATAAAGCAATTAAACTTATTAGGGACAGCTATACGAGGAGACAAGAATCTTAGTGAGCCAGATAAGAGTATTCTTCTTCAAGAGATGGAGAACGATATGATTGAGATGGTAGAGGTAACTAAGCGTCTAGGTATGGATAACGAGCATACTATTACACGTCTAGTTAGGCCCGTGACTTACGGAGCTATGTTTTTAATGTTCTTAGCTTGTGTATTCTTTGATGGTAACCTAGGGGAGTTTACGATAGATAAAGCTTACGTGCCCGTAATACAATCCTTATTTGGTACTATGACTATATTTTACTTTGGATCAAGAGGTATTGAAAAAGTAATGAAAACATTTAAAAAATCAGAATAAAATTATGTACATTAAATTTATATTAATTCAACTCAAGGTTATTTTATTAATTATATTCTCAGCTATTTTTGCCTACCCATTCTTTGTTTATCCAAATAGAAGAAATAATTGGAACCACAGGTTTACTTCTTTTAGAACAAAGTGGTATTGGTTTGCTGCTGATACAGAAGGAAGCGGATGGGAAGGGTCTGACTATGAGCATTATTTAAACGCAACTTTTGGGCTTTATGAATTAGTTAAAAAAAGAAATGAACTAGGCAAGTGGGTTCCTGATTACGAAAGGTTTAACAAAATGAACTCTGTTCAAAAATTTATTCTTGCTTACAGATGGAGCGTAATTAGAAACGGATGCTGGAACCATATACAAAGCGTTAAACCTAAACAAGGCCCATGGGAGAATGAACATTGTAAGATAAGTACAGGAGATGCGTCATGTAGAACTTGGAGAAATAAATATAAGTTAGGGACTCAATCTGTAACTTGGGAGGTAGAGGGAACTAAGTACTTTAGGTATTCATTTACCAAAAAAATATTTAAAGACTACTACTTTAACTTTATGGTTGGAGCTTCAACAGATAGGTATCTTATAAAATTAAGATTATTTAATATAAAAAACAATTAGATAATACTTTAGCTATAATACATGTTAGCTTTTTTTATCTGTTTATAGTATTTTTGTTTAAGGAGAATTAATTTTATAAACAATTAAATGGAAGGATTAAATTTAGAGGATTTAAACTTTGATACAGACAACCTACAGTTATTTAATGACGATGGTGATCTAGAAGCAGGGACAAGTCCAAAAGCAACAGAAGGTGTAGATGTTAAGCCTAGTGCAGGATCAGAATTGATTAATGCAACTGAAAATAACACAGACGAAAAAAATATTACCAATGGTGATGACGCAGCAACTGCTGGTCAAGAGAGCGTAGCTACAGGTAAAGATGACAATCAAGTTCAGGCAGGTAAAACTGATGATGGAAAAGAAGGCAGCGATTCTTCCTCTCCTAAACTGAATGAGACTGAACAGCTTTATTCTAACTTAGCTGCACAATTCAAAGCCAAAGGAGTTTTACCTGAGCTTGATGATGTCACAAAAATAAAGTCTTTAGAAGATTTAAACAATGCAATACAAGGACGTATTGATAATAGTTTAACTGAGAGACAGAAAACTATCGAGGAAGCACAGAAAACTGGTGTTCCCGTTGGTGAAGTAGCTACTAAGGTAGATACAATTGATAAACTTAAAGGTGTTACCAAAGAGTTTATTCAGAGTGATGACAGTGTAGAGTTCAGACGTACAGCTATCGTACAGGATTTTCTACTAAAGGGATACTCTCCCGAGCGAGCCAATGAAATGACTCAAAGAAGTATTGACGCTGGTACTGATATTGCTGACGCAGAGTTTGCAGTTGAAAGTATTATTAAAGCAGAAGAGGATTCATTGAACAGCATGATCGCTAACGCTAAAAAAGAGGAGCAACAGAAACTTGATGATGTCAAGAAGTATATTGCTAATACACGGGAAGTAGTTCCTGGGATTACATTAACTGATTCTCAAAAGGATGAGTTATATAGCCGAATTACTACGGACTTAGGTGATAGAGACAATGCCTTTATGCGAGCTCAAAAAGCTGATCCAGTTGGATCAAGAATTCGTATCGAGACTGTTGCATACCTAACGAAGGATTTTACTGATTTCAGCATCTTTGGTGCAAGGAATGAAAGTAAGATCACCAATAACATAGAAAATTTAATAAGAGGAGCTAACTTTACAGAAAGTGGTGCTGTCGAAACTTCAATGAAAGACAGCTTATCTAACTTTAAGTTATCCGATCTTAAGGATTTTGAAATAGAATAAAAACAACTTTTTAAAACAATTAAACTATGCAACTAGGAAAATTCCAAGTTACTGATGCGAAAGCATTTGCAGGGATGATTAATCCTGAGAACACATTAGGTGCTATCTGGAGGACTAACCCTACCAAGATTAACGAAGCTATGATTAAATTGCTGGCAATCAATAGAGGTAAGTCTCTAGAGAACATGCTTTCAATGTTTGATACTAAGCAAGTAGAAAATGACAACGAGTTCTATTGGGAACTTATTGGATCATCTAGAAGAAACATTCCTCTAGTAGAAGCTACATTTAAAGGTGCGACTGTTACTGGTAGTGACAACAACATTGGAGAAGGTGGACAAGAATTTGAACTAACATTTGACGAGCAGTGGTTCTTCAAAGGAGAAATCATCGTTGGTGAGAAAAATGAAGTATATCCAATTCGTATACTTAATGATGGTTACCCATCAGGATCTCAGTGGATTCACACATGTGAAATCGCAGGATCTGACAGAACAGGTATTCCTGGATCTGAATTAACAGCTGGAAAAAGATTTACTGAGGAGTTTGCTCCTGTAGGTAAAGGTCTTTCTCGTGAAGTTGGTGGAATTCGTAGAGTAACTCCTGTATCTATGAGAGGTGAGTTAACTACTATTCGTATTGACCATAAACTTCCTGGTGATGCCACTGGAAAGAAAGTAGTAATGGGAATTCCTGTTATCGCTAAAGATGGTTCTAAGAAAGTATTTGGAGCTTTATCATTATATGAAGATTGGTTAGTAGAGCAAGAATTTTCTCTTTACAAAAACAAATTCCTTATGTATGGTAAAACTAACCGTACTGCTGATGGACAATACCATAACAAAGACGTATCTGGTCGTAGCATCAAGATTGGTTCTGGTATCCGTGAGCAAATGGAGCAGTCTAACACTTACTTCTACAATGATTTCTCAATTGAGTTATTAGAAGAAATCCTTTTCGGAATTTCAGAAGGTAAGTTAGGATTTGATCAGCGTGTATTCATTCTTCGTACTGGAGAGAGAGGAGCTGCTGAATTCCATAAAGCTGTATTACAAACAACTTCAGGTTGGTCAGCTAACATGTCTACACCAGGAACTAATCCTGCGACTGTTAAGCAAACTACATCTCCATTACACAAAAATGCAATGGCAGCTGGATTCCAGTTTGTAGAGTACATGGCACCAAATGGTGTAACTGTAAAGTTAGAAGTAGATGATTTCTATGATGACAAAGTTCGTAACACAATAAAGATCCCTGGATCTAATGGTGTAGCTGAATCTTACAGATTCGATATCTTTTATGTTGGAACTCCAGAAGAGCCAAACATTCAAAAGGTAATGGTTAAAGGAAAAGAAGAGTACCGTGGATACCAATGGGGCTTCAGAAATCCTTTTACAGGAGCTGTAAATAACGGGAACATGGGAACTTTAGAAGATAGTGGAACTATCACTAAGTTCTGTCAAGTAGGAGTAGTAGTATACGATGCGAGTCGTACTGCATCTATCATCCCTTACGTACTAGCGTAATTGATAAAAACTTAATCACCCCTGGTTGTTCGCCGGGGGAGATTATTTTAAATAACAGTTGGGAGATCTGTAAACACTCCCACACATAAGGAAGGAAGAATCATAAAATAAGGTAAAATGGCAACAGCTAAAAAGAAGCCTACCCCAGCAAAAGCTGAACAGGTAGCGGAAGTAAAAGCAGATGTAGTAAGAACTGATTTCTTAGAGAATAAGATTGTAACAGTTAAGTACATTTCAAAAGAAAACAATGGGATTACAGATGTTAAACATGTAGCTCATGGTGGATTATTAAATGGAGCAGAGGTAGCAATACCAGCACCAACAATGGATAATGGGAAGATGAAAAATCTTCTTACTAGTGTAGAGAAAGAAGGACTAGAGAAAATGCTAAATGGCGTTAATCTTTCTATCTATGGAGACTTCTGGAAAGAAGGTGGTGAATCATACAATATGGGGATCCTACCAATCTATCTAAGCAAGGATGACATGAGATTAGATTTATCTGATCCTTATGACTACATTAAATTTAAAGTACTATCAGCGTGTCCTATCGTAGCTAATAGCTTAGATGAAGTTAGACACAGAGCAACTAATAGATTTGTACTTACCTCAGCATCTGAAGTAATGGCAAAAGAAATTAGTAAAGTTGGAAGTAAAGTACAGGCTTACAAATTGTTTGTTAAGTTTGAAGAAGATAAAGATGTATTAAGATATGCATTAAGAAACCTTGGTAGAAATACTAATAGAAGTAACAAGATGGACTTCTTACAGTCAGAGCTACACAAGGAGCTAGAAAAGAACCCAGGACTAGTTTGTTCTGTAATGGGTGATGAGTTCCTTAAGACTAAGGTATTGCTTGAGCAGTGCTACGAGTTTGGTGCAGTAAACAAGGTTGATAAGCAGTTCTTTACATTAGATGATGAGCCTATCTGTGATGGAGGTGGATCATCAACACTACAGGTTGCAGCTGAATACTTAGCTACAAACTTAGGACAAGAAATGAGATTAAGCCTTGAGGCAAGATTAAATAACTTAAAATAGAATATGACTGCATCAGAAATTAGAGAGGAGTTTAACTTAAGATACAACAATGCACTGGAAGGTGCCCCTGGTTTGGATACTTTTGAAATAAGCACTTATCTTACAATTGCACAAGAGCAATATGTTAAAGTACAGTATGATGCAGCGAAGGATCCTAATAGCTCTTTTGAACAAAACGAAAAGTCCAGAAGAGCATTAGCTAGTTTAGTAAAAAATGTAAGGCTTCGTGAGCCTCTTACAAATGTACTTTCGACATCTGATAATAATCCACTTGTTGGATTAACTGACGAGTCTGTATTTTTTGCAATTGCAGAAGACGTTATGTATATAGTCTTAGAGACTATTACTTACAATGGTGATGCGAGTTTACCAGACAGAATTATAGGAGGTAAGACAATACCGGTTATTCCAACTACACATGATGAATTCATGCTAAGTTATAATAACCCATTTAGAAAACCCAATGTAAGAAAAGCTTTTAGAATTGATTCTAGCTTTCCTAACCCTAAGATTGTCACAGAGATTATTGCTGATAATAAGATAAAGATACAGCAGTATAATGTAAGATACATAGCTAAGCCACAACCAATAATTGTAGAGAGCCTAGAGTCAGCAGAAGATGTTGCTGGATTAGATCTAACAATTGAAGGTAAGGTAGCTGAAGCACCGTGTCGTCTAAATGATTTTACTCACAGAGACATAGTAAACATAGCGGTTGAAAACGCAGTGTTAGACTACAGAGAGAGTAACTTACAAGGAAGAATGCAATTAGACTCTAGAGTATAAAAGAATAAATGTTAATAAAAGAAATTGGATAGTTGATACGAATCCTTTATCTTCACAGAAGTATCAAAATTTATTAATTAAAAACAATTCAAAATTATGGGATTAGCTGGACAGAATCAGGTAAGACACATGTACGTAGGTACAGCAGATGTAGCAGATTTTGCTGCATTAAAAGCAGGAAGTGCTAACAGTTTAGTACTATTAGGAGCTGACGGTGCTGCCGTGGCTGCTGGGAAAGACTTCAAGTTATTTCAAAAGGATGCACTAGGAAACATTATCTCTAGTGATACCATCAAAACAGATAATGTATTGCACGTAAGCTCAGTAGCATACACTGCACCAACACTTAAAAAGTACACTGTATCTGCATTAACTGTAGACGCAAATACTCTTTACACGGTAAATATCTTAATCTCTGGACATGGTTCACTATCTCCTGAGGATGAGTATTTAAAGCAAGGATTCTACAAAGCTGTTAATGGTAATGATCAAGAGGATATTGTTGATGGACTTATTGCTTCATTAAACCGTAACTTCTCAAGAGAGCCAGGTGCGACCGCAAGTACTAACAAATCTTTTACTTTTTCTAAGACTGGAACTGGAGCAACTGCTGCATTAGTTGTTGAGGCTAAAGCGGACGGAGCTGGTTTTGACGGAGACAAAAAGATAGATGTTTACACTGAGTTTAGTCTTGATGTATCTGCAACTACTTATCCTACTGTAACTCTTACTGAGGCAGGAAGTAAAGGAGTTGGTACAGGATACCAAGTAGTAGAAATGGAATACTTCTTATTAGGTGAGCGTGGAGATACTCTTCGTAAAAATGCGTATCCATTCGATATCAATGGGCCGGCATTAGTTTCTACACCAGGAGGATCTTATGACCTTATTGAAATTTCTTACTTTGATGAAGGAAGAGATGAGGCTAAAAAATCTAAGAAAAGTTTAACTATTGCTATGCCAACTGCAGCTTCACCAAACGCAGCGGTAAACAGTGTTATTGCTGACTTAAATACTATTTTAGGTGCAGGATCTGTTGCAACTATCAAAGCTTAGTAATACGTAATAGCTAAGATTACAAATACCAAAGGGACTGGAATTTAATTTTCCCAGTCCCTTTTTTTATTAATTAAACAATACAAAAATAATTATGGCAATTAACGTAACAAAGTTTATGGTTACCAATGATCTGCAATCTATGGAATTAGATATTACTGCAGAGCCTGGTCATACTATAACAAGCATCGCATTGTGGGATGAGAATACATACAACAACCCAGACCCAGAAGTATTGCTTGATCTAACTAGTCTTTTAGAAGGAACAACCAACACTGAGTCATTAGTTATAGGTCAAGTTGATCTTTCGGGAACAATATATATGGGTGACCTTACCGGAATATACTTCATGAGAATATCAGCCAGTAATGGTGATGCTATTATTGTAGCTACCATTAACTTAACTCAGTGGTATATTGTGACGGCTAGACTTATAGCAAACGTAGATTTATCTTGTTTGAACTGTAATGCTAACTTTCAGAATGCACTACTACTTGACTTATACTTAGAAGCAATAAAGAGTGCCCTGACAATAGGAAGATTTAAAGATGCTATTCAGCACTTATCAAAATTAAAAATAACAGCAGGTACAGGAGACTGTAGCGAATGTGATACTCTAGAACCTTTGATTTCTACGGCAGGGAATATAGTTTCAGTAGGAGTTATCGACTGTACAATAACAACACCATAACATGACTATAAAAAACGGAAGAGTATACGAGGCTTCAATGAGAAATCTATCTAACAAGCTAGATAACTACGGAGATGCAAATATAGAAAACTTAAGTCTACTTAAGCTTATCTATAAGTACGCATGCTACGCAACTACACATACACAACTAAATACATTAGATGGTTTAGTTGCTTGGTTACAAGTAAATGATCCGCTTATATGTTCTGAGATAATGGCAAACAGAGGAAGTGACTATGTATGGGTTCCACCAGCAGTAGACTTAACTGTCTTAGCAAGTGACCCACCAATCATAGTTCCTAACGGAGTTATACTAGATGGAGCAACTACCACAAAAACATTTACTAGTGAGGAAATATACGAAGGGTATTCTGATCCAGGAGGATTGGCACCTTCTGCATTTTCTATACTAACATTGCCAGCTACTGGGGAATTAAAGTATGACGGAGAGCCCGTTACACTTGTAGCACAGTTAACGGATCCTACGCTTTTAACTTATGAGAGAGCAGGAACTTCAGCTTATGGAGAAACATTTAATTTAACAGCGTGGAACAGCAGTTCTTTTGCAGCAACAGAAAGTGCATCAGTTGCATTTCCTTTGACTATAGAAGAATTTGGAAACGGAAACTTAGCACCAACAGTGGGAGATAGAGCACAATATGCTGGAAACAGATCAATAACAGTATTTACTGTTGCAGACTTTACTAGCTTAACAATCGCACCTTACTTTGATCCGGAAGGGAATGAACTAGATGCAATTAGAATAGACGAGATATCAACAGCCAATTCAGGAAGTTACTATTACTTTGGAGCACCTGTTGTAGCTGGACAGATAATTACTAAAGATGAGCTAGAGCAAGGAGCTTTCTATCATTCAGGACCAGATGCTAACGCTATCTCAACAGATAGTTTTAACGCTAGTCTTCGTGACGATGTAAACATGACCTGGGTATCATAATTTAAAACAAAAAGAAGAATGTTATATACAATAACTAATACAGGGTCTACAAACGCTAGACCCTCTAGCATAGGAGCAAACACTATTCCAGTTGCTTTTGAAGGCGAGGTTGTCTTTACCGTAGCTAATTTTACTACAGAGACAACTCCTCCTTATGAGGATCCTGAAGGTGATGCCTTATCATACATCAAGGTAATGACTCTACCATCAAAGGGAGAGTTACAAGTTGATGGTGTTGCAATAATTGCAGGCACAATAGTTTCTGCAGGAGTAATATCAGCAGGAAATTTTAAATACGTAGCAGCCATTCCGGGGACAAGCTTTGTTAAAGATCCTTACTCATTTGTATTTGATTGTGCGGACATAGGGTCTAACACATTAAGTGCATTGGTAGGTGGAGTAATTACTTTTGATAGTCAACCTGAAATTAACTTAGCTCCAGATGTAATTGGAGATAATACTGTTTTTGGAACTTACGGTGTAACTACAGTATTTACTGCTGCAGATTTTACAACCAACACAACCCCTCCATACAATGACCCAGAAGGTGACATACCATACAAGGTAAAGATATTAAGTCTTCCTTCAGATGGTACACTATCATTCAATGGTTTATCAGTAGCTATTAATCAGGAGATACTATTATCTTCTGTTGATTCAGGATACTTAACATTTACTCAGAACCCTGCAGCTAAAGGGTCTCAAATATTAGAATTTGATTTTGCAGTCTCTGATCTGGGTTCAAAAGAATTCACATCGTAATGGGAAAAATAAAAATAAATATCAGGCCAGAGGTAACTCCTGCAGGTACAGATGAAGTTACAGTACTATCTTTTGCAGAGACTGAATGTACAACAGATTTTGTTATGCAAGTACAGGTAGGCACAACGGGATATCTTTCATGGACATTTGATCCAAATGTAACAATTAGTGGTGGGGGAGTAGCAGAAACCTTAGCAGCAGGAACCTATAACTATACTGTGACTATCACAGGATTCAAAGGTTTTGCAACAGCTAAGCAAACTATAACTTCCTCAGTATTAGCTGAGTTAAAAGACTCTGAATTTGGGTCAGTACTAGACAGTAAGACAGTGCTACGAAGCCACACTACCTTGGAATGTTAACAGCTTAATACCCTTCCTACCTAATATATCATAAAGTTATGACATATATATTTGGTTGAAGGGTTTTATTGCCTTATATTTGTGCCAGGAGTTTAATTAATACACATAGTATGAATAAGGAAGAATTAAGATTTGAATTATTAAAAGATTTTTTTACGCAGAAGAAAGGATATTTAAAAAAAGGACATGATGCATGTACTCATGGGTTGTCTCTTTTATATCCAAATGAATTCTTTGAGAAGAACTTAATAAAGAAAGCTAAGAAAAAAATCAAAGCATCCTTAAAGGTAGACAGAATCCTAAAAGGATTTGACGTAATAGAAGACTTTAGAGATACAAATAGAATAAACCAAGAGAAGCTTGGGTTACGTGCAACAATGAATGAAGATTCAATTTATGCAATGCGTGCACAAAAGCTAAATAAGAGACTTTCTACACCAACACCTAAAGATGCACCAAGCATTCAGGATCAGGTTGGAATGCACATCCTATTAGGCTGTAACCACGTACCTTTTCATAATAAAAGATTACACTCAGGTATTAGAAACTTAATGTCTGATCATTATAAAAATATTAAAGGTTTCCATTTGATGGGTGACTTCGCAGATATAAATGCTTTGTCTTCTCATGATAAAGGAAAGTTTACTGCAGTAAAAGGAATGACACTTAATGACGAATACGAAGCTTGTAATGACGAGTTAGATTTATTCGAAAAAGTTATACCAGAAGGTGCATGGAAAACTTACATGTATGGTAACCACGAGGATAGACATAACAGATGGATGGGTAGCATGGATAATGCAAAGACTCCATTAATGTCACCAATGGAAGCTATGCTTTTAGAAGAAAGAGGATACCATGTAAAAAACAAATGGTCTCAAGATTTCTTTACATTAGGTAATGACTTTGAGATATTCCACGGTATATACTTTAGTATACACAATGGTAAAGCTCACTTAGACAAGTTAAGAACATCTTGTGCATACGTACACACGCACAGACAACAAACTTACAGAGAAGGCAAGATGGCTGCATACAATATTGGAGCATGTGCTGACTTTAGTAGTAAAGCATTTAACTATGCTACTAGGCCAATGAAAGCTCAATGGGCAAATGGCTTTGCGATAAATATGATAGATAGCATGGGAAGATCCAATGTTACTTCAATATATGTAAACCCTGACGGATCCTTTTGGTTCGGTGGGAAACAATACTAAGTTATGACAAAAAATGAATTAATATTTACAGTATTTGAAAAACTGCAAATTGAATCAGACGACACAGATATCTCTTCGGAGTTAGTGTCGTCTTTGTTGGATTCTAAAAGAGCCTTATTGCTTAAGCAACAATACTCTGGAAAAGGATGGAACATACCAAGAGAAGTAAAGCAAGAGCTTTGCTTAAGTACAAAGCTTGTTGACAGTGTATCTGGTTACTCATGTGCTGGAAAGATATTACAGACAAATGAAGAATTACCTAAGACAATAAAGATCAAAGGTAAAGAAGGCCCACTACTAGTTAGAAAAGCTGACAACACAGTTATAGCTTTAAATGTAGTACCGGTTGAAAGATTACCATATTTGTTTTCTAACAAGTTTACAGCAATGCTTACGTATTGTGCTGTAGATTATGATGGGAAACTTCTTTTGATTTCAGCAGACAACAAACTAAAGTTTTTAAAATCTATTAAAGTAACAGATGTTTTCGAAGCTCCTGGTATAGCTTTAGATTTTGAATGTAAGAATGTCAACCCAAACGTTGATCCATTTGAGATAGAGTATCCTATGGAGGCAGGCATGGCAGACGCAGCAATCAACATGGTTGTTCAAGAATTAACAAGATCACTAATGTTGCCAGGTGACGAACAAAATGACGCTACAGATGATAGAGGACAAGTACAACAACCAAGAAGAAGAAGGGCTTAAAGAAACCAGACTTCATAGAGTTAAGTGTGACTTTGGTAGCTTAGATTACTACAAGCACTTCATAAAGAAGACTGGTAGTAAACACATTTCAGGAATACAGTTTGGAGAGGTATTAAGAGAATTCAATGAGCACGTTAGGGAAAGAATAGCTACTAAAGGTGTTGAGTATATAATGCCAAACAGAGTAGGTAAGCTTGAACTAAGAAAGATTAAGACTGAATTAAAGATTGATGAAGATGGAAATATCATAAACAATCTACCAATTAACTGGAAGGCCACAAGAGAGCTGTGGGCTGAAAGTGAAAAGTCAAAAGAAAAAGGAACAAAGATTAGATATACTAATGAGCATACTGATGGTCACACGTTCAGAATATTCTACAGAACATCTAAAGCAAACTATAAGAATAAGAGTATCTACAAGATGAAGGTTAATAGAGGTATGAAGCGTATGCTTTCTAAATCTATATTTGCTGGACGAATAGATGCTTTTTTAAGATAAAAAAATAAACCAATGGCAAGTACAAACGACTTAGTAAGTATAAAAATGATAGCTGATAGGCTATACAGAAATCCAATAATGAAGGATATGAACTATGAATTCATAGTTGATAATGCTATACAGGTCTTAAGGATACTGGAGGCTCCTTCTATCTTTATAACAAAGAGAGAAGTCATTAATGTTTCAGGGTACAGAGCATTGAAGCCTCTAGACTTAATGAGGATTGAAAGCATATTAAGAACTGATAGCGGGTTACCAATACCTCTTACTGCTAGCGAAGATATCGCTCAGGAGTTTTATCACCAGTCTAATAACATCCCAAGCAGAGCAGACGAAACTTATTCTTTAAACAATAAGTATGTCAACTTAAACTTTGAGTCTGGAGTAGTAGAGATCATATACAAAGCTATAGCTGTAGATGAAGAATGCTATCCTTTAGTATTAAACAACGCAACACTACTTAGGTGTGTTGAGAGCTACATCAGATGGAAGTACTTTGACATCCTTAACGACATGGATGTTATATCAGATAGAAAATTAAACAAAGCTGAAGTAGACTATATGTTTAATGTTGGCCAAGCAGACAGTAACCTTAAAATACCAAGCACAGATGAAATGGAATCATTAGTAAATCAAATTACTCAATTGCTACCAAGTAGAACTGCACACTCAAGAAGATTCGAATTCCTAGGACAACAGGAATACTTAAAGCTAATATAAGATGATTAAAAAGCACGAGTTTAATTACATAGGAATGAGCAAGGACTCTTCCAATGACATACAGTCGGAGAAGTATTTTGACGCACAAAACATTCGTATTACAGCACTAGACAAGAAGAGTCAGATGGCAGTTACAAATGAACTTGGTAACGAGTTAGTCTTTAACATTCCTACTCCTTCTTTAGATTTTCAGAACACAAGATTTGTATACAATACAGGTGGTAAAACTAAATATTTAGAATACGTTGCCACAGGAACTGCACACCCAAGGTGTGAGATTGAGCAGCAGTTTATACAGATTCCTGCGGTAGTAGCAAAGGTATCTGGTGATCAGATAATTATAGGTGTAAAAGAACTTCGTGACTCTGCTGTTATAATGACAACTGACAATAATGGTTGGGACTGTATCTGGGAGTTAACTGGATTAAATGATTCTAGCTTTGAACTGAATTTAAAATACGCAGCTAATCTTGGCTTCTCTACTGATAACCTAATGCAGATGGTTTATAACTACGAGAACTCGATTATAGAGAAGATATACTTTGTTGATGGAATACACCAGATAAGATATCTTAACTTAAGACAGAGTATTGACAATGGTGACCTATTAAACCTGGTGGATTTGTCCCCAAGCTTGTTAGACATAGTTAGTACGTTCACTCTTGAACAGCCAGTAATAACTGAGGTGTTAGGTGGAGGATCACACACAGCAGGAAAGATACAGTATGCTTACGGATTGTTTGTTCTCAATGGAGCACAGACAACCCCATCTCCCTTATCAGAACTTGTACCTATTGATAAAGGGCAAGGACTAGGTGGTGGAGATGTTAATGAGAATCTTGGGCAGTCAGTAGTTGTAAAGATTACTAACATAGACCCTAAGTTTACTCACGTAAGATTGTATGCAATAAAGTATACTTCTTACAATGAGATACCTAGAGTTACTGTAGTTGCTGAACGGGAAATAGACAACTTTGTAGAATTCACATATACAGATGATGGTACTTCACAAGAAGAAATATCTATAGAAGCATTTAAGTTCTTAGGATCTAGTCCTATAGTTCCTGAGCACATTGTAACAAAAGACAACAGGTTGTTTCCTGTAAACATAAAAGAAAGTATATTTGATGTTGACTTAGACACAAGAGCATTTTCTTTTGGAACATCTACAGGTTCAGTTCAAACCTCAACCTTTAGAGTATTTGGAGAAAATAATGCTGATTCTACTGGAGATATAGTTATGCAAGTTGAAGACGTTGTGTACTACATCCCAATTCTTATCAACGACACCCCACAGCTAGTAGCTAACAAAATGAAAACATTCTTTGATACTACACTTAGTGATTATGGCCCAGCTGTAATTACTGAGGTTTCTCCTAGAAATTTCAGCATACAAATAACAAGAAATACTATAGGTAATTTTCCTGCATCCCTCACCGTAGAGAAGCAACGTGAATTATTCTTTAGAGCATCTTCAGTTCATGGAACAGGTACAGACAACAATTGTATTGTATTAAACAATGCATTCTACAGTAGTGACGATGATGAAGTCCAGGGAGAGGAAACAATAGTAACTGCTCCAGACTACACACTAATAGATAATCATGACGCTATTAATAGAGACTATGATGTATACAAGTATCAAGCAGACGGAACTACACTTGGTGCGTCCGGTAAGTTCCTTGACGTAGAGTTTGTTCAAACACAATATAATAACCTTGCAGAAGCAGAGGACTTAGAGCTAATGAAGGATGGTGAAATATACAGGCTAGGTATTAAGTTCTACAACAACAGAGGACAGTTTAGTAATCCTAAATGGATTATGGATTTTAGATCTCAAGCAGATAACCTTAATAGTTTACACAATGAAATACATGTTAAGTTAACTTCAGACTTTTACTTATGGTTAAGTAATCCTGGTAATTTTACTAGTGATGACGACAAGCCTGTTGGGTTTAAAGTTCTTAGAGCTGATAGAAACTTAAGTGATCAAACAATATTTGCACAAGGAATGATTAACCCAATGGTTGCTCACTATGTGCACGAAAGTAAAGCTACTGATTTAGATGATAGAATAACACTATGTACATCTACAACTGCAGACATCTTCCCATCTATGGTTAGAAAGTTTGTAACGGAGAGACCAATTGTAGGTTGTAAAAACTACCATGAGTTGTCCTGGCCTACTTTGGATTCAGATAATCCAGTTCAGCTTCCTACCTACCCTTTTCTTCAAACACCACGCAGCCGCTTAACTGGTGGTGGATACAGTAGATATCACAGAGAGACTTTTACGGCTAATGAAGGCAAGTATTATAGAGCTCAAAGCTTTCAGTTTAACACTATGATGCAGTTCTTTTCTCCTGATGTTTTATTCAAGGATGTAAGTATTAACGCAGGATACAAGTTAAAAATAAAGGGATTAACAAAAGAGGGAAATATATTTAATTGGTCAACTGAAGAAAATCCATTGACATCATCTGAAAGAGTTTCGTGTAAATACATAGGTGGAATTACCAGAGGTGCCGGTGTTGGTACAAATCCTATTATTGGAAACGAATCATTTCTTAATGACTACGGATTCTATGGCCCAACTAATGATACAGTTAATATTGCAACTCAGCAGGTTTCTAGAAACTTTACTGAAGGTTTCTTTCCAGCTCAGGCGGAAGACTCTAACTTAATTCACGAAGTTTATGGTACTCCTGAAATAACAACAGAAGGTGCTGATTTAAAAAGATATAATAGCGATCCAGCATTAAAGTATGCAAACAACTTAAAGAACATGCTTCAAGATAAGTTTGATGGAGATATTGCTAATGATGATGCTGATGTTCAGATTATAGGGGTAAATAGTAATGGAGCTAAGTGCGTAACTTTTGCATTAGGCCCAGACGATAGTACTTATGAATTAGAGAATAGGCCAGCAATTGAAGACTTGTATGAACAAGCAAACATTAAAGATGGAGAAGGAGATGGTGTTTTAATTGCAGAGTTTGTTAGGGATGATTACATTTCTTACGTTGGTGGAATATACGGAGGAACATCTTACGAGGCAAAAAGAAATTCATCTTATGTAGAGATAGGACAATATACTACTATTCAGAATGATGCTATTATTACCTCTCCAGGAGATACATTTGTAAATTACTTTACATTCACCAAGATAGCCAAAGATGATCTGCAGAATACTACTCAGAGTCAAAACATTGTTTCAGAAATAGTAAGCTTCCTTTGTGAGACTACTATTGATTTAAAGAATAGAAATGATTTATCTTCAGGGCCCTGGGATGGTAGAAAACAACCAAGGCATAGCGAATACACAAATTACAATAGAGTTTATTCTCAACAGCCTATACTAACCGCAGTCTCTGACCTTGGTGCTAAGTTCAAAAGAGTATCAGAGTTTGATACAAGGATATCTGCAACAAAGGTTAAAGTCCCTGGTGAGTTCATAGATAGCTGGACAGATTTATTAGAGAATGAAAACATGGATCTTGACGGACAGTACGGGCCAATCAATGCGGTAGTTATGCTGAATGATGAAGTTTTCTGCTTGCAAGATACAGCGGTCTCAATGATAGCTATCAATCCTAGGGTACAAATTCAAGGAGATGATGGCATAGGATTAGAGCTTGGTACTGGAGGCATACTTAACGACTACAAGTATTTAACTTCTACTATTGGATGTTTAAATAAGTTTGGAGTTGTAGCTACTGAGAATACATTCTACTTTGTTGATGTAATCAATAGAGGTATTATGGCATTCAATGGAGGAAAGATAGTTAGGTTTTCAGATCTTAAAGGATTTCACCATACTCTACTTGATGATATGAATTATGATTCACTCATAAAAGATAATCCAGTATTAGGCAATGGAGTTACTATAGGGTATAATCCTTCGTCTGCTGATGTATATTTCTCATTTAGACAAATACTACCTTCAAATGGTAAAAGATTGAGTGGTGACTTTACATTAGGGTTTAACGAGGCTGTAGGTGAATTTACTTCCTACTACAGTTATGTTCCTGCATGGTACATAAATAAAGGTAGCACATTAATAACCTCTGGCCCTGAAACTAATTCTGTTTGGCAACACTTAGTTGGTACACCTAATTCATTTTATGATAAAACTTACAGGAGTAGTATCACACTTCAAGTAGCACCGAAGGGGAATGAAGTAATTCTTAACAGTGCATCATACAAGCTAGAAGGGACTAACAAGTTTGGTAAAGATCTACCAACTGTAGGTTTAACAAAGGTTGAGGTGTACAATGATTACCAGACTTCAGGTGAAGTTGCACTCAGAATAAGAAAGAATGTCTTCAAGAAATTTAGAAACTGGAAGGTAACTTTACCAAGAGAGAAAGATAAAAGAGAAAGAATCCGCAGTGCATGGGGGTTCGTTAAATTTATATTCGATAACCCAGATGGAAACAATTTAGTCTTACACAACATATCAATATTCTATACCCAACACTAACATTGTGTGATATAGAATATTGACAAGTTGGTTTAATTCCTTTATATTTGTAATTATGCCAGACAATAAAAATAATAAAAATCCAACTCCAAACTTTGATAAGAAAGCATTCAAACATGCTATCAGCACGGTTGAATCTCAGGGTGGAAGGAGATTAGGTAATTCAGAAAGCTCAGCTTCAGGTAGATATCACTTTTTATATAATCTTATAAAAGATGCACCTGAACTAAAGGGTATCTCTAAAAGAGAGTGGATAAATGATAATGAGCTACAAGAGAGGGTTATGGATCTTGCTCTTGATAATAAACTACAGGGCTTTACTTATGGCCCTGCTTACGCACAGAAGTTTATAGAGAAGCACAACAGTACTCTTTCTCTTGAAAAAGCTACAGCACTAATACATTTCTTAGGGCCTGGTGATGCAGTAAAAGCTATAAAAGATCCAGAGAACTTTAAACCTAAAGGTTCAAACCTTAGTGTTGACGATTATCTTGGCAGGTTTAGCAAGAACTACAAAAAATACAATCAGTATAAAGCCTGGATGAAAGACAAAAATCGTGAGATACAACATGATGAGTACGGCCACGCTATACTTAAGTCAGATGGTTTTGAGTATGACCCTAACAAGGAGCTAATACAACAGGAAGAATCAAAGTTTCCAAAGCCAGCAACTTCACAGTTTGCACAGTTCATGGATCCTGACAGACCTCCAGCAGAACCTGTGCCTGGTGATCTTGAACTAGATCCAACTCAAATAAACACAGAAGACAGGCAGAGAGAGGAAGCTCAAGCTCAGATTGCTGCTGCACAACAAGCATACGATCAAAATCAACAAGCACAACAACCACGTCAACCACATCAAGCACAAACTTTTCGTATAGGTGATCAGCAAACAGTTGGACAGGCAATGCCTGGAACCTACAGGATAGACAATCAACAAAACATACAAGGAGTAAACCAATTTATGTTTGGTGGTATGATGGGTGAGCAGCTAGGACAAGTTGGAGGCAATGCAGAAATGGCTGGTGCTACTAAAGCTGGTGGCCCTGGCGTTGGTGGTTATGCACAAGCTGCTATGGGTGCATTTGAATTAGGTCAAATGGCATTTGGTAAGACAGGAATTGATAAGAGTGGAATAACTCCTCCAGAAGATGTTCCTTCTAAAGGTTCAGCTGCATTAAGTGGAGCCATGAAAGGTGCGTCAGCAGGTGCATCATTTGGACCATGGGGAATGGCAGCAGGTGCTGTTATTGGAGGAGCTGCAGGATTGATAGGTAATGCCAAGATGGAGAAAGAGATGAATGAGGCTGACATAGCATACACTGGTAACCTACACAATCAAGCTACAAATGATTACGCAATGGGTGGTAATATAGGTGGTGCTCCAACAGAGACAGCCTATGATGCTAGTCAATTGGTAACTAAGTTTGAGAACGGTGGATCTCACAGTCAAAACTCTCTTGGTGGAATACCACAGGGTATTGGTGCTAATGGAAAGCCCAACCTTGTTGAAGAGGGAGAGACTAAATGGAATGACTATATATTCTCAAACAACATAACAACAGATGGAAAGATGATTGTCTCAGACTCTAGCGATAATAAGTTTGCTGAAGGAGGAGACTTAGAAGATCCAAATCCAAAGCCAAAGCCAAAATCTTATAGCAAGAGTCAGCAGAAAGCTATGAAGGATTCAATAAGAGCAATTAAAAAAATATATGGTGAAGATATTGACGCAGCAACTATTAATACTATACTAAGTAATATAGAAATTGAAACTAGCTTTAATGACTTAAGAGAAAATTCTTATTCATTTGATAGAATTAAAGAGTTAGGAGATGGTGACTTATACAGTGCTAATAAGAACTTAGATAAATGGGGTAAAGGTAAAGATGCGTATAACAAACTTAGCAAAGCAGAAAGAATGTCTGTTATGTATTATGGTGATACAGATCACGCAGACATTGCTGGAGGTACTGGTGTATTACAATTAACTAGTTCTAATTATGGTGGTAACAGCAAAACAGAGGATGATATAACCAAAGCTTCTAAGCAGCTAGGCTTAAGTAGTAGCGGATTAGCTAACAACTTCTATGACAGTACATTGTTAACTCTTCAGGTAATGAAGAATAGAGGCCATGACTTTTCTAGTTTTGGTAACGCAAAAGATGCAAGATTCTCTGTAGTTAATCCTGGACAGGATTATGATAAGATGGATGCAAAAAAGCAAGCTATACTTGATAATGATTACTCTAGCTATTATGGAAACATGAACAGCTCAGTTGATCCAAGTATCATAACAAACAATACTGGATTAGATCAAAGTACTAGAGATAGATTTTTAAAAGCAAACATGGCAGGAAAACTTACTCCTGATGTAGTTGAGAAGTTATCTCAACGTGCACCAGTTGCGAATACTCAAACTAATCCAATGCTAGCTAGTATCACTCAAGATCCTAACAAAGATTTATTCTCAGGTGAGGGATTAAACTATGAGGAAAAAGTTCTGTCACCTCGTGATCAGGAAGAGTTTCTTAAGAATATTGGTGCCAATAGCTTCCAAGCTGGAGGTCAATTGACTGAGAGTCAAGCAATGGTTATGCTTAAGCGTAGCAAAAAGTCTTGGGCTGTTAAAGAACAAATAGATAAGAAAAGAAGAAAAGGAGAAAGTTTGATTGACTATAAAAAAAGAAGAAGAGTTAGAATTACTAACAGAAAGAATATATTAAAATAAAGTACACTATGGATATAATGTCACAATTTAATTTGCCAAGCTACACAAAAGGAAAATCCTTTTCAGAAGCCAGTGCATTGATAGCTAAAAAGTTTGAAGGTAGAACTTCTCCTGAAGATATGGAAACTCTAAATGAGTTACAAGGAAGACTTCAGCAAGCTCAAGAGTTTGTTAAAGCTAAACAAGAAGAAGCATCTAAGCCTCAAGGAGGAGCACCTCAGCATCAAATGCCAGATGGTAGCATGATGCCTGGAGAGTCTCATGGACAGATGGATCCTTCTATGCCTCCCCAAGAATCACAAATGCAAGATCCTAATGCTCAAGCAATACAAGAGAACATGTTTAAGTTAGGCGGATCTATGAAAGCTAACACCTATGCAGATGGAGGAAAGTTTGGTGCGTTATCTAAATTTCTTATGGACAATGAAGGAATCCTTAACAAGGGTGTAAATTCAAGTAATCTAAACGGACTTAACGCACAACAGTATATTCAGAATGATAGATTAGGAAATATGCCTGAGACCTTTGGAGGTAACTACGCAGATAGACCTAGTGCAACTGGAATTACTGATTATCAAAATAGTCAATTCAAAAATGAATTGCCAGATATGTATAGAGGTATTGATGAATTATCTAATCCGTCAAATATGTTTACAGCTCAAGGCCCACAATTTGGTGGTACTTATAAAACTCCGTATATTGCACCTGGAACAAGTGCAGAACCTGAAGGTATGAAAGGTGGCGAAATGAGTACACCTGATATGTCTGGAATTTCTTCTTTAGGGAGTGGCCAGAGTAAGACTAGTACCACAACAAGTACTAATACTACAACAAGTGATAGTGACGTTGATACAAAAAGAAACAGCAAGTTTAACCCAGCAGGTCTACTCAGGTATGCTGCACCATTAAGTACTGCTCAACAACTGTTAACTCAGAAAAAACCTGAAGATGTTGCATTGAGTAGAATAAATAGAAAGTATGATCCACAAATGGTTGATGAGCGTCAGTTACAAAACACTGTACAGAATAGTGCAGCAAACTCCAGAGAAGCATTAAGGAATGCATCAGGAGGAAGTTCAGCATCATTAAGTGCTAACTTATTAGCTAGCCAATTGCAAACACAGAAAGCACAGTCTGGTGCATACGCACAAGCAGCTGCTGAGAATAGAAATGAATTAAGACAGAAACAACAATTTGATTTAGGTGTAGACCAGGTTAACATGCAGCAAAGTAATGCTGAAACAAATATGAATCTTGCCAGAAAGGCTGGGTATGAAACAAACAGAAGTAGAATGATGGCTCAGCTAGGTCAAGATCTTAGTGGTATAGGACAAGAAGAGTTGTTCAAGAAATACCCAGAGCTTGCAGGATTAGGATACGACTCTAAAGGAAGAAAAATAAGAAAATAATATTATGGCAACAACACAAAACGCATCGGCATCTATAGTGCCAACAGTATCTACAGCAGCATTCAAGCCACTATCTCTTGACGAGATAATGATGGTTCCTCTGGCTAAACAAGCACAAGATGATCAATTAGTTATGGATCTGGATGAGCTAGACTTAATGGCCACTAATTCATTAGGTGCAGACAACGCTTACGTCAATGCACAAAAAGATGCGTTTAAAGGCGAGGTAGGATCTATTAGAGATAGGCTAATGACTGAAGGTGTAGACAGAAGTCTTATAAATAAGTTTAAAGGTTTACGCAGTAGAAAGAATTTAGAGTTTAGTGTTAACGGTGATACAGGTAAAGCTAACGCAGCTTACAATGCAATGCAGTTAAACAAGAAAAACATAATGAATAACCCTAAACTTAGCGATGATCAAAAAAGATTAGGTATGTTAGAAGCTGAAAATGCTTATGACGCATCAGGTGGTGTTGGAGCTGGGGCTGAATATATTGATTACATTGGTAACGAATATTTTGACACTAACGCTGAGGCACAAAAGATCGGTGCTCAAATGAGTCCTCAACAAATTGCTGATGCTAATGGATATACATTTGATGGAAAGAACTACAAGGACGGAAGTAACAAGACAGTAATCCTTACTCCAGAACATATACAGAATGTTGCTTACCAAACAATGTTAAGTAATGAAAAGCAGATGGCTTATTTAAAAGAGGCAGAAAGACTAAATATAATACCTAGTGCTGATGATGCTTTAAGAACAGCTGCAATAAACGCAGGTAATATATACCAGAAAAATAATCGTGACACAACTGCCATGGCTCAAGTTGGGGGACAGGACAATGGGTCTGGTGCTGGAGGAAGTGATAACTGGACTGGTGTGGACCTTGCTAATGCGATGGAAGGACTGTATGATAAAACTACAGATTTTGATGACGTAAGAATGCCAAGCTTTTTTGATAATAAAGGAAACATACTTCCTCAAGATGAAAACTATGACAAAGAAAAAGAAGCTGCATTAGATGCAGAGTATGAAGCTAAATTTGGAATAGAGGCTAGAAAAGCTGCAAAAAAAGCTGGAGCTACTACAAAGGAATTAGACCTTTACGAATATAACTGGGAAAGAACTCACCAAAGATATGCACCTATTAACAAGCAAAGACAACAAGCTATAGATAAGGTAAATAAATTAAAGTCTACTTACCCTTCACTTACTACTCAGCTTAAGCCTGCGGTTATGTCAGAGGACGGACTAACAGTTGTGGAGCCAGCTAGGCAATACAATGACCAGGAAATATATACTGCGTTTACAAGAGGACGACAAAAAGCTGCGGCTCAATTTTCTCAGGCTATAATGCCAATGAATGTAGACAACACTTTTAACAACTATGTAACTTCATTAATAGGAACTAAAGAAGCTCCCGGATCATTTGCTAGTATGACCATGTCAGTAAATGGTAGCGATCCTGCAGGCTTAGATGCAACTGCAAAAACATTAGGAATGGATCCAGAAGATCTTAGACAAGCTGTTGCTACATCAGGTAGGGTAATAGGATTCTTACCAGGACATAAAACTATGCCTGGTTCTTATGCTATTCAGTTTGTAGATCCAGATAACCCAGACAAGACTAGAATACTTTCTGTAAAAGGTAATCATAAATCTGAAGAAATATTTTCAACAGTTTCTAAAATGAACCATCAAGTTATTAATGGTATACCTCACAGTAAGCAAGTCATGATTAATGGAAACGGAAAAAAAATAAACCAACATATTACAACGTCTATGAGTCCAGAGACAGGTGCTATAGAGTCGTACACTATAAACACTACGGGAGACTATACTAAAGAAGAGGTAATGTCTTTTGAATTTAGACCAGACAAAAGACTAGGAGTAGAAGTGGCTTACAAAGACGGAGTAAAAGTTATTCCTCCATTAATAAGAAGAGGTTACGACTATTCTATTAACAGAGCACAACAGAAAACAAGTAGAATGTACGATGACACTATAACGAAGAAAAACACAAAGAAAAATGATTAATAACGGAGAGGTAAACGATCAGGATATAGAAGAGTTGTTAGATGATAGCATGGTTGTTGTTGAAGGCGACAGGTTTGAAGATGACATAGACAAGCAGTCTCTTAGTGATTCAGAATTTGATGAGCTACAAGAAGCTGATTATGATATGACTGGTAGTGCTTTCTGGAGGCCTAGTGTAGAAGTTGGAGATACTGGATACGGAAACTCTCAATGGGATGATGGAGCTACTGTAGATGAAGTAACTAGAGAAGGAGGACTTGCTAAAAGAAGAGGACTACTACAACCTTGGACTGACCAGGCTATGAATGCTATTGGACAGGCAGTTGTTGCTGAGGGTATTGGTGGTATTATAGAGGGTGCTGGTTACCTTATGGACTGGGAAGGAATATATAATATAGTTAACGGAAAAGAAAAAGAATACTCTAACTGGCTATCAGATCTTGGATCTGCTCTAAAAGAAAAGGTTCAGGAAAATACTGCAATATACGAGCGTAGTCCTGGAAAGATTGATATGTTTGACTCAGGTTTCTGGTTCAAGAATGCAGTATCTGTTGCGTCTACTTTATCAATAATGATTCCAGGTATGGCCGGAGCAAAGCTTGCTAAATATGCAGGTAAATTTCTTGCAAAAACAGTAGCTAAAGGTGTTAACAAAGGTGCAAAATTATTAGGTAAAGGACATATAGCAGCAGATGCTGCAAAGAATGGAGTTCAACTGGGTGTTAAAACTGCCTGGGCGACTGATGGTGTAACTCAAGCTATTGTTTCTAGGCACATTGAGAATACAATGGAAGCTCATGGTACTATGGAGGGTATTGTTCAGGACAGATTAAGTTCAGGAGCAATTAACAAAGAGACAGGAAAACCTTACACAGAAGAAGAAGCTAGAGCAGAAGGTGCTGTAGCTGCAGCTGAAAACTACAAGCTAGGTTGGGCTATGCTTGGACAAGATATGTTTCAGTATCTTTCTATTGGTAAAGTATTCAACCCAGTTACTAAGCAAATGGTTCTTGCCAATAGGTTTCAGAAAGCTGGATCTCGTATAGGTAAGAAAACAAAAAAAGCTTTAAGTATAGGTAAATCTTTTGCTAGTGAAGCACTAGAAGAAGGTTACCAAAGTATTATCTCTACCAATGCTGCTTTAAAGGTAGACTATGAGGCTGGACTTATTTCTGAGTCAGAACTTTACGAGGCAAGGAGAGGTATGTTTACCTCTGATGAGATGAAGACATCTATGTTATTTGGTGGACTTGGTGGATCATTCTTTGATTTTGCTGGGCCAAAGTTTAATGATTTGATGAAATCTAAATCTCGTAAAGAGCTAGAAGAGAATGCAGAAAATTGGAGAAAGATGAACTTCAAAGATCAGTTTAATTTCTATTCAGCACTACACAAAAAGAAACAAGCAGCTGAAACTGCTGGTGATAAAGCTGGTAGACAGATGTCCCAAGACTCTGTATTGTCAGCAATGATCATTGATGGTATAGACAACAACAATCTTGAAGAAGTTATGGAGGGTATCCTTGCAGGTAAGGATATGACACCTGAGCAGAAGGCTCAGTTTGAGGCAGAGCATGGTGGGGAATGGAGTCAAGAGTTAGCTGAAGAAGGTGCTACTAGAGCACTAGAGATGTCCAAGAAGATTCAAGAGATGCACTTTAAGACTAGATCAAAGAAATCTAATAAAGGAGTTCCTGAGTCTATAATGAAGGCTCAGACCATGGCTGAATTTCAAAGTGAAAACTTGACAAAAGAACAAGAAAGATTAGGTAAAGAGTCTCAAGAAATATTTGACAACATCAAGTTTGACGAGAACAACAAGCCAACACAGGAGTGGTTAGAATACAACAAGACTAACCTAGATGTAGCTGGACAAGATGTCTATATAAATGTATTAAAGAAGTTACAGTCTGAAGCTAAAGGTAAAGATAAGGACTTAATTACTGAACAACTTAAAGTTGCTAGAGCTCAAAAAAGAAAACTCAAAAGAGATTTCAAAGCTCAAGAGACTGCTAAGAAGGAAGCTGCAAAGAGGATCGCTGCAGAGCAGAAGATACAAGATAAAGAAGCTACTAAAAACATGACGCCTGCTCAGAAGAAGAAGTACATGGCTGAAAAGGTTGAAGAGGTAGAAGCTCAAGCTATTGTTGACAAGAATAACAAAGAGGCGTATGCATCAGCTGAGCAATCAATCTTAACAAACTCTGTTGAGCAAAAGATTAATGGCCTTAAGATTACTATGAACAATAGTAAAATGGCAATACTATCATCTAAAGAGCACGCTGTTGAAGTAAAGAAAGATAACAACAGTAGGGTTGTAGCATCTCTTAAAACTCAAGAAGAAGTTGAAAAGTTTGCTAAGATGATTGAAAAGGATTCATTCATTGGTAGTGAATACAGTGAAGAGGAAAGAAAAGAATTAGAGGCTCAATTGGTAGCGAGATCTACTCAGATAAAAAAGAAGATTGAGGATGATAAGGTAATAGAAGAAAATAAAGAAGCTGCAGCAGAGTTAGCAAAAAAGACTAAAGAAAAGAATGAAGACATTACTATTCCAGACAACAACGTAAACAATGAAGTAACTAATATTCTAGAGGATCAACACAAAGATGAAGAGATTCAAACAGAAGAAAAGGTTACTGTTAAAGAAGAGCAAACTTTAGAAATTCAAACTGGTAATGGTAAATCAGTAGCTCCACTAGATAACTCTCAAGGTACTCTTAAAGCTTACAAGAATTGGCTATTAGACGGAACAAAGAAGATTGGCCAGATTGTAGGATACAGAGTTGCCAAAAGAGGCCCACATAAAAACCCTAAATCTAGATCAACAAGTAAAGCTTACCAGGCTATTGTTGAGTTTGGTGCTGCAATGAGAGAGTTTCAAAAGACTGGTGTTATGCCACAGCTTTCTGATTTTGTAATAGACCACTATCCAATTGAACTGTATGTTAAAGATGGTTCTGAGAATGGAGACAAAAAGAAAGTTACTGATGTAGCTAGTCTTGATAGTAGTCGTAGCTCTGAAGAGCAAATAAAAAGATATAAGGAAAGTACTAGACCTGAAAGATCTGCAATACTTAACGCATTGCTACAAGGCAAGGAGCCAATATCTGTTATCACTCACTCTGGTGGGGGACAATTACAAACTGAAAAGAACTCTGATGGATCTAAAGCTGTTAATGGCATTAGAGAAGTTGAGCAATTCAGTGATCCTGAATCTGAAGTAACAGTAATGTACACCAATGAAAGAGGTGAACTTATGCAGAGTGATAAGAAGGATTTACAGCCTGAGTTCCTCGGAACAACATTCAGTGCAGGTAAAGATGATTCAGATAATAACAGACCTTATTCTGGTGGTGTATTTATTATGGTAAAGAAAGCTGATGGTACTCCTTTCCCAGTCAAAGTTAACAACCTCAAAAATACACAAGGTCAAGCAGAAGTTCTTGCTGATCTATTGTTGGGTATAGCAATTCCTCCCGGAGTCAAAGATCCTTCTACAGGTAAGTATCCTACTAGAGAGCTCTCAATGAAGGAGACACGTATAAATGAATTGCCTCAAGAATTACAAGATAGAGTTAGAGCAGAGTTTGCTCCTGAAATTGAGATGATAGGAGATAGTGCTACACTGTCAGAACTATTAGGTAATGTTACTTTTCTTAGTGACAAGACTGAAGGCATGACTACGTCTTTAATGTTCAAAGGAGTTAGATTAAGTTTTGGTGCTACGGGCAACGAGATTACTCCAGAGAACATGAGTGAGGACAAAAGAGATGAGTTAGTTGAATTCCTTAGGGATGTAAAAGCTAGACCATTTAGTTTAGAGAGATGGAACAATACAAAGAAATATAAAGGCTACAGAAACTATGTTCTTGAAAACAAGATCATAAATACTGATATGGTTACAGAAGGGCCATTGTTTAAGTCTTCTGACCCAGGCCTTGATGGAAAGGTAGAAAGAAGGGTTCAGATATATGTTGAGCCACTAGCTCCAAAGACTAGTGAGGAATCTAAAAAAGGAAAGAACTTAGCAGAAATAAAAGAGAGCACAACTAGTGATGACTTAGTTGATGACCCTACTGCATCTGCACCATCGTTTAGTGTTGAAGCTAACAAAGAGATAGCTGACAAGTTTCCAGAAATGAATTACCACTTTGGTATTCATAATGGAAACAAGACTGTATTTGGTGTTGTTATTCCTGATGCAGATCTTAAAGCACTTAAAGAAATAAAAGAAAAATACGAGGCTAAAGGTAAGCAGGTTATATCAGAAACTAAAACTTCTGACAAGTCTGCTCAGCTTGCAGACCACATGAAAGAAGGTGGAAGTACTTTTACTCCAGATGGAAAGAACTTGAGAGGAACAGAAGGATTTTCCGTATCTACTCATTTAGATTTAACAAAAAGTATTCCGGGGAATAACCTAACAGAAAAAGATATTGCAGACTTCATAGAGAAGAATAAAATACTTCTTGGTGTTGACCCTTCGCTGTCAATTGGTACATGGTACAATGAGAAAACTAACACAACAATGATTGATGTAGTTAGTATTGAACCTGACCTTGATACAGCAATAGCTCTTGGTAAGAAGCATAATCAAATTGCAATATATAGCCTAAGTGCAGGACACGCTATTAATACAGGAGGAACAGGAAAAGTTGTAAAGCCTGTACCTAAGAAAAAGGATAGTATTCAAAAAATGGTGGACGAAAGATCCAAAAGGTTTATGGATCTTGTACAAGACGATACATTTGCTGTAGAAGATAAGATAAAGGCCTTGAATAAAATGATGAATACTTTGGCACATTCTGCACCTTACGGCGTAACTGCTGACTTCGAAACATTATCTATGTTGGCCAAGATTACTGAACTTGGTGAATCTCTTGGATACCAATTAAAGTCTCAGATAGGTAGGGAATTAAGTAAAAACGAAGTTTACAGTGTTGGCTGGGAAAGATCTAGTGACAATGTACCTGCTGGAGTACAAATTATTAGTAACATAGTTACTCCTGAAAAAAGAGATCCTAATACTGATAAAATTATAACTAATGGAAAGTATGATATAATAACAGGTACAGGTACTAATCCAGTAAGAGAAGGGTTGCAGAAGAATATTGAAGTAGCAGAAGATGCTTTGCTTGACAACCCTGGCAATATGGAAGAGAACATAGATGCATTTAGAAAAGCACAAGATGCTCTTCAAGAATATGATCTAGTAGAATATCCAGAAAGCAATAGAATGGCAAGGGATACTAACGACAGTGCTCCAACACAAACTAACGAAGTTCTTGTTGATGAATCCTTGGATGTAGAGTTTGAGGATACCATGCAGGCAGAGCTTGAAGAAGCTAAGGAACAATTGAGCTTTTCTCTTGATCGTTTAAAAGAAACAGAAAGTAAGTTAGACGTAGCTACATACAGAATGCAGAAGCGTGCAGCAGAGGCAAGATACATGGAGAAGGTTTCTGACATAAGATCTAAGTATTCTATAGAGAAAGCACAACCTAAGGCTAATGTTGAGAATGCTAAGCCTGAAGAGAAGACTCCAGAGATGAATGAGATTGAGACTAAAGATTCTAACGTACAGTTCAGTCTATTCGATAATACTTGGGACACAGTTGTTGATGGCGAAGTAGTAGCTTCTGGTGTTACAAAAGAAGAAGCTGTAGAAAAAGCTAATGATCACAAGGAAACTTCTGAGAAGATAGAGAAGAAAGAAACAAATGTTACTCATACTGTTAATGGAAGGTCTCAGACATATTCTGTTAAGAATGGTGTTATCACTAACAGCAAAGGCAAAGAAGTCTTCGCTAAGAATGGTAAGAACAGAACAGCTATATTAGAGTCAGCAGAAAATAACATTGAGAAGTTAGAGAAGTCTTTAGAACCTGTTCTTCCTTTAGAACTAACTGACCAGGAATGGCAAGATTTCATCGCTAAAGGATCTGTTACTGATACAAGGTTAAGAGCTTTAAAAGCAAAAGAAGAATCTGGAGCTGTTATGGACTTAAGAGAGAATACTATTCTTGAATCATATGTAGATAGAATCAATGAAGCCAAAGGAAATGTATCAGAAAATGGTGATACTAAAATTAGTAAAGCTAATAAAAAAGCAGTATCTTCACAGACTGAAGGAAGTACAGGTTCAAAACTGCACTCCACAGAAGTATCTATTAATACCGATGGTATAGTAGTTAATAGAAAAAGAAGAAAAGGTAAACAAGAAAAGATAAAAGGTCAAGAGTCTACACCTCCAACAACAGAACAGATACAAGGAATTAAGGAGGAAGGAAAAGAGGATACAACCTGCTAATAAACAAATAAAATATGAGTACATGTAGCATTTTAAATCTTGAGAAGGAACCGTCAAAATTATACGACCAACTTCTCGAGATTTTTGGTAACGAGATGGATGCCAAAGTTGAGTACAGAAAAGTTATAGGCCCAACATTCGCTAAAACATTTGGTGATTGGGAATACAACTATAAGAACCCAAACAAGGCTCAAAAAGAGACTGGCCCTATGGATAAGTCTGAGCCAAAGTTATTTCATGACAAGGTAAATGACTTGCATTTCTTTAAAGATAAAGACATGAACAAGATCTTTATCAATAAGATGAAGTTCTCCGACATGGATCCATCGGATGTGAAAGATGTGGTTGGTATTATATTCAGCAGATTTGCAAAAGAAAATGAGAGAGTAAATCTTGGCGACTGGTCTCCTACAAAAACTAACTCAGGTATGATACTGGATTCTATAGACAGAACTATCAGTGACCTGCGTATTGAAATTGCTAAATCTGACAGAACTCAAGAAGAAAAACAAGTATTACTAGAGAGAGTTGATAAGGTAGAAAAGAATAGGCTAGCATTCAGAAGTGAATTGATAGTATCTATTTCTTCTTTAGGAATCAAGGTTCGTGAAAGAATTCTTAACGAAGATGGTACTCAAGCAGATGAGGTGCCTATGGATGAAAGAGGCGGAGGATTAAACATTAAAGAATCTTTAGAGAGCAGTAGTAAAGACTCTGCTAGTGTAAAGACAAAGATATGGTTGTCTCAAATTGAAAGAAGAAAGAAGGAGAATGGTATGTCTGTTCCAATAAAAGATGGTTATTTAGAAACTGAATCTTTTGCTGAGTTCGAAGATGTATGGAACACACTTAATAAAGTATTGATTGACACTGTAGGATACGGTGAGGGAAAGAACACAATTGATTTGTTTGAGATTATGTTAGACAGGTTAAAAGTATTTGCTGACACCAAGCCATTCCTTAATGATGTTATAGATAAACTAGAGACAGCAAAGAAAGAAGGTAATACTCAGATGATTAATGAGTTTACTCAAGCATTCAACAAGACTAGCATGAACTATTACGTTACAAAGTTTGATAAAGATAACTATCAAGTATTTAACGCAACAGAATCTGGTAGTAGAAGACTTCAGATAACTAATCAGTGGATGAATCAATTCACTGCTGAATGGTTAGATAAGAATGGTAACCTTGATAACCCGTCAGATCTTGACACACTTAAGGATATAGCTCAGGAAATAGCTGACCTAAAGAAAAAATGGGGTGATATTGTTAAGGATGCAGGAACTAATACTGATTCTGCAGGTTGGATGGAGACTATGGGTGGTCAAGAGGCAGGTCAAATATACGCACATTTTCTAGAAATAATGGACGAGATGGGTGCTAAGGGAATTCAAAATGAAGACTTAAGCATGTTGGTGGCCATGAATGGAGGTAAGAGAAACCACACTAAGACTATAACTAGATTAATGAATAAGATGCAGTATGCTGTTGAGCAATTGGCCAATAGTGTTGATCCAACTGGAGCTGGAGTATTTGTTGCTAAAGATTCAGATGGTAATGTACCAAACATATTTAAAAGAGAAAGCACTATATTACAATTAGCTGAAGCTGTTGGTTTCAGAGAAGTAAACATGTCTGAGACTACAGTATTACTTACACAGGGTAAGACAGGATACGCTATATCTAATCCAACTTATGTTTCTAATACAGTTAATACCTGGAAACAAGAAGCTCAGAATAGATTAGATGTATTCGAAAAGACTGGAGAGGAAGTAAATACGACCCTTAGCAAAATGGGTGACCAATCTGATAAGAAAAATTCTCAGTGGATAAACCACTTGCTAGCAAAAGGTGAAGGGTTAAGTAAGAAGGAAAGACTTGTAGCCTCTAATGAAAGAATACAGCAATTGATAGTTGCTATGGACTCATCTTTTTCTAGAAAAGGAAGAGACGGAGTTTCAAATGTAGATATAACAGTGAATGATAACATCAATGCAAACATTGCACAGATGTTAAATTCAGTATTAGGGGACAATAGAAAATCCGTATTCCCTACCATAATAGCAGCAGACAAATCAAGAAGGATTCTATTTGAAGGATTTGATACTCAAGAGTATGACTTTAGTCCAATAAAGAATCCTGACGGAACTTTAAGTGGTAAGCAGAATATTCCTGATGATGCAATAGAAGTTGCTATGGGGTACTTTAAAGATGAGTATACTAGAATGCGTAGAGTTAACAGAGAGAATGAAAATCTTCCTGCTAATAAGCAAGTAGTGCACTATCACGGAGTAGATGGTAACGGAACTAAGTCTCAGATATTTCCTGAACTAAGTAGAGAAAACACAGACCCAGCATTCCAAGAATTCAGAGATGTATTCTATGCAGTGGACACATTCAAAGATCCAACTCACGAAGGATTAACTGGTAAGCAAGAAGAAATATTAAAGAAATTTATCAAGGCCTCTATTGAGGAGAGAGTGTTAGAGCACTCACAAAAACTCAAGAACCTTACCGGGCTTAGTGTAGACTTAACTACCTATTTTGGCTCAAAGCAAAACCTTGCGGGTAACTATTTTATGAATGGATTAATATCTTCTGTTGAGTATACTAAACTATTCTCAGGAGATCCTGCATACTATAAGAACACAGCAGACTTACTTAAGAGAATGCCTGCTACATATACTGATGGTTTGCAATTGAGATTAAATAGCGGAGACTCTTTAATATTTAATCAAGCAACAGTAGAAGGTGTTGAGGTAGCGTCTAGATATGTTGATAAAATTAGAAAATCATTAACTGACAAATCTATTGCCAAGGCATACGACAGAGTTAACACTACGGATGCACAAGCTTGGATTACTCCACGTAGATGGAAATTTCTTAAAGAGAAACTAGGACAATGGAGTGATGCTCACGAAGCTGTATTCCAGAAGATGATGGTTGGCCAGACTCTTGGTACAAAAGAAGCTAAGCTTGCAGCACAACCACTTAAGGGTGTGTATTATGAGATAAATGACGGAAGACCTGTATACTTAAAGTATTCACAGATGGTAATAATGCCTCACCTTGCAAAGGGTACTCCTATGCAGGCTCTATATGAGAAAATGACGCAAGATGCAAATGGTAAACCTATTCCTGATTCTGAAGCACAGAATGAGATACATGAGGTTATTACAATTGACGGCGTAAAAGTAGGAGCAGTTGCACCTACACCTATTCATAAGGATGGCACAACTGAGATGTTAGCCAAGAAAGATATAAAGCTTAATACAGTTAGATTAAGTAACAGGGGTTGGAAACTACAACAGGATCTACCTATTAAGAGAATGCACGATACTAATGTAGGTTCTCAAGTACAAAAGAATATATTTGAAGGCCTTAGAGTAAATGGTAACTACGCATACGGAAAGGGAATGGATGGTAGAGAAATAGCTGCAGCAATGCACGAGACTGTTTCTAAGTTATCTGATATTGGTAGAAAAAAAGTAGAAGAAAAGTTTGGTATAGTTGATGAAAGAATGACTGACCAATCTCTTTTGCGTGACGCACTTATAGAAGAGTTCAAAGATAGAGGAGGAAATGATAATGTAGTTGAAGCACTTCAAAAAAATGTTCCATTTGATGCAATACCACAACTTAAGGGTAAGGTAGAAAGCATACTAATGTCTATGATGTCTAGAGAAATTATGAAAATTTCTACTAGCGGGGGTTCTTTTATTCAAGTATCTCCTTTTGGATTAGAAACAATTGGAGAAGACTCAGGAATTATTCCTTTGTCTGATGCGTTTAAAAAGGAGGGAGCACTTCTTCCTCCACGTATAGACGAGAAGACTGGTAAAGTATTACCTGGCCAAGCAATGATTCCGCACTCACAGGCTGTTGAATTATTAAAAAAGCACGGCGTAGATTTCGCTGAGATAGGAGTTAAATCTGCTATGCAGACTTTAGATCCTTCAGCATTAGAACTGATTACTTATCGTATTCCTAACCAAGGAATGTCTTCTAATGATTACTTAGAGATTGTAGGTATATTACCTGACGGTATGGGTGACAGTATAGTTGTATACGATGGACTACCTGCTAAGACTGGTAGTGATTTTGATATTGACAAACTATACGCTATGAACAACCACGTTGTTTATGAGCCTGATACTGGAAAAGTAACTAAGCTTACAGAAGAGAACAGACATTTAGCTGAGAAGAGACCAGCAAGATATAGAAATGGAAAGTTGGTTCCCGCAGAAATGTACACTGAAGAAGAGATAGATAAGATGTTATTAGAGAATCAACTTGTAGCTCAGTATAAGGCTGTACTTAATTCTCCTGACACTTATGATAATATGATGAGGTCTATTGATGGAGCTCAGCTAAAGGATGATATCGTAGGAGTAAAAAATAAAGAGACCGGCGAATTCGAAGGAGGATTATTTCCTGCTAAAAAATACAAGAACATGGAATTGTTCTCGCCTATTGCTCAGCTAGAAGCTAAGCGTGCTTACCTTGCTGGTAAGTTTGGTGTAGCACAAACAGCTAACCAGATAGTTGATCACTCTATGAACCAAATGATTGATGTTCGCCTCGGTGAATACCTTGGTGTTGGTAACAAAAGAATAGATAAGATTAACGGAAAGAATAAAGCTATAACTTACTTTGATTCAGCTACACTGGATGTAAATGCTATTGCTGATAACTTATCTGCATTCCTTAATGCGTATGTTGATATCGCAAAGGATCCGTATATATCTAGAGGTAACCACAATGCATTAACTGCAGGTACTACTTTTATGTTATTGAGAGCAGGTACTCCTATTAAGTGGGTAAACAGATTTATTGGTCAGCCAATAATTAGAGATCTTGTAGCTCTTCAATTAGAACAGGAGGCTTTAACAGCAAAAGGTCTTGAGAGGAAAGGCGGAGTAAGTATTAGCCCTATTGATGCTGTTATGGATAAGTACGAAATAAGAGATTACGATAAGAAAGCAAATGGAAATGATGTACAAAGACTTACCGAAGAAACTTTAGAACAAGCCATAAGAAATGAACAAGATCCTGCTAACGGCAAGGATTTACCAATTGACCATCATAGAGATGTATTGTCTGCTTACATGTTTCTTAAAGACAAAGCAAAGCACTTTAGTGCAGGAGTTACTGCAGCTAAAGCTGATACAAATGGGCCTGGTGGAAGTAATGTAGATAGACTTATTAATGAAAACAGAGTTGAAAAAGTTCTTAGCGATGGAATATTGATTGGTTGGGAAGAAAAGTTAAACAACACAATGCTCAAGACTTATTTAGAAAATGGTAACCTTTGGGTCGGTAGAGTTATAAGTAATAGTGATTTATTCTGGTCAGGAAACGCAACAATACAAGGTATGTTTAATAAGGTTTCTGAAGTTACAGGTAATGATAGACTATTAATAGATCCAGATTTAGGTAGAACAATTGAAAATAACCTTTACACATATATGATGTCAGGTACTCAATTGTTTAATGACTTATCAGGAGAGTCTAATAGAAGGAATTTCTATAGAATAAACGAGACTGTGCCTAAAATTCTTAATGAAAGAAAAACTGCCTCAGGTAATAAGACAGGTAATGAATTCTTAAACCAACTTGAAATAGAGTTTAGCAATTCTGGTATTCCAAGAATATCTTTAGACAGTAAAAACAAATCTACTGTTTGGCAGAATGAAATGTACAGAGGGTGGGCCAAGCTTTATAATACGCATATTCTTGATGAGAATGGTAAGATAACTGATGAGGTACACCCGGATAGACAACTTGCAATTGACTTAGTTAAGTATTCGTATTCTAATTCTGGATTCCAGAATAACCTATCACAGTTCTTTACTAGCATCCCCCACCAAATATTAACTGATAACAGGTTAAGCTTTGAGGTTAGAGATCTATTCAGATCTGGGGACGAGTTAACAGGTGACTTTGATTTTGTTGATCAATTTCAAAGACATATGCACGCTGACAGATCTATAGTTAGAAAACTAAAAAGCAATCAAATAAAAGGTGGTAAGGATGTATTCTCTTACAAACCTGCAGAGATTAAGAGTAGAGAGTTTGGTACTGTTAGAATTGTAAACAAGAAAGAGGTTCGTGTATTTCCTAGATTTGTTACTGCTGAGTTTATGATTAAGAGTAGGGAATTAGCAGAGAAAACTTCAGACTATTTAACTGAAGACTACTTATATGAGATGATTGGTACTGTATTAAGACCAGATGCTCAATCACCTAATGGTAAGATGAGAGTACCTGTTTATAAAAGAACATTTAAAATGGGCTCAAAGGATGGTAGATTTAAACAATTTGAGTATATTCGTGGTCAACAAGCCTTAGGATCTTTAGTTAGAGGAAACAATGTTCCGCTTACTGAGCAAGCTAGGATTAATAAAACGGTCAATGAGACTATGGCGTCAGATAAAACTTTCCGTGATAATGAAAAAGGAAAGATTCCTGCAGACTACTTAAAGAGTGTAGAAAAAAGAATTGTTTCTGATGCTATGATAATAAAAGATAACCTAGAGCAAGTAATGGCTCTAAGAAATATAAAATGTAAATAGGATGAGTTGTAAGATATACAAGTTTAGAGGAAAAGAATACAATGAGACACAATTGGTGTCTCTATTGGCTAACGATATGGATCTGGTTAAGTCTCTTAGACCACAAGAACAAAGAGGTCAAGATGCAGACTATAAGGCTGAAGATATAGATGTATTTAAAGACAAGGTTGAGGCACTTCAGAAGACACTTGACGTTGAGGTAATATATGATGATACAATATCTAGCTCAAGAGTATTAGGTGCAAATGACCCTAGGACTATTGCCGCAGGTAAACCTGTTATTGTTATTAATCCTAACAAAATATTCAAGACCACAGCTATTCATGAGTTTGGTCACATATTTATTGATTCCTTTCCAGGAGGTACAAACCACCCAAGATTAAAGAAAGCACTAGAAGAATTAAAAGGTACTCAATTGGAGGCAGATGTTCGAAGAGAATATGCTGACCTTAGTGAGGAGATGATTCTAAAAGAAATGCTTGTTACTGCAATTGGTAGGGAAGGAAGTGAAATATTTGACGACCAGACAAAAGCAAGTACATTCGATAAGTTCAAAAAATTTGTTATGGATTTCTTGAATAAAATTTTTGGTATTCCTCAGTCTGAAATTACAGCACTATCTAAGGAGTTACTTAATAATAAAGTAAAGGAGATAGACATGAATACTATGTCAGAGATAGCTCAACAACAACAAGTACTCTATGTAAAGAGTGACCCAAGACATCCTGACTTTGAAAAAAATCAAGCAGAAGAACAACTTACCCCGGAAGAAAAAGAGGCTCAAACCTTAGAGGATAAGATGGATAGAAGCTACCAGAAACTTGTTGGTGTATTAAGAAAAGTTCTTGATAATCAGAAGCAAGCTGTTAACTCTAGCAAAGAGTCTTCTATGAAGGAAAGAGATAAGAGAGATAAGAATCCGGGCAAAAGAGTTACTAGACTTCAGGCTATTGAAAACTTAAACAAGGAGGTTGATCTGAAATCAGATGAAGTCAACTTAGCCCACAAAAAGTATGCCATGTTTAAATACCTAAACTGGTCAAGAAAAGAACTTGAGAAGATGTCTCGTAAATTAGACGAGTCTACAGTTGATCAAATGGAGGATTCAGAATACATAAGAAACGCATACAACTGGTATGAATCTTTCAGTGTATTAGAAGACTTAGCAGCTTTGACTGAGGCTATGCAGCTTGATGGAGCACTAACTCCAAAAGAACTAGAGCTTATTAGAAAGCTTACTAAGGGTATGACTGGTAGAAGAAATCAGGTTCAAAAGAAATTATTATCACAAGCAAGAGCACAGTATGCAAGATTAGTCGCTAAGCATGATACTGAAACTCAAGGACAATACGAAGAAGCATTTAGACAATCTTGGAAATCATTAAGTGCTGCAGGTAGAACTGATATGCAGGAGCATGAATATGTAATGTCCAAAGTTAAGGAGCACAAAGATGAGATAGATGGTGAGAAGATGAGGAAAGCTGAGGCTCATGCAATATCTGCAACAAGTGTATTGAGTGAGATAGGATTTAACATATTGAGCGAGAAGGATATGTCGTCAATTGATGTTGGTGTTGTATCTCAGATAACTGATAAAGCTAATCACGATGCAAAACAATACGCTGTAAGAGCAGCAGATGAAGCTTATAATAGGCACAAAGATTATATTAATAGTGGTGCCGGAGGAGTTAACTCTCGTAATCTAAAGAAGAAGTATGCTGGCATGTATACTTTTAACAGTGAAGGACAAGGCTATTTTGCTGGTGAGTTTGATCCACAGTTCTTAGTTGACAGAAAAGAATACTCTCATCCTGCAGCTGATGTTGATATGGCAAAAGAGAAACATAAAGACACAAAGGTTTCTATTAAAAAGAATAAAAATGGTAGTACCACATTTACCTATGAATCTACAGTTGAGAATGCTGATGGTTCAAAAGCAGGTCAAAAAGGTCTATTTATTAAGGGAGCCAAAACTGTAGTGGTTGATGGGATTGAATCTTTGAAAGAAGGCGATAGACCAGTTCATGTTAAATATACAAACAAAGAAGGTGATACACATACTATTACTTTAGAAGAGGCTATTGCGAGAAGTGAAATGTCTCACTGGTCAGCTGTAAATACAACACAATCAACACAACAAACAGCAACTGGGGAGGAATATAAGATTGAAACTCCTATAGATAAATACAAAAATAAAAAGTGGGCTGAATTAAAAGAGGATGATCCTATAAGATGGGCAGAGCTTGAAAGACTTAAAGATGATTTAAGAAAAGCTGACAAAGATACAAAAGGTAAGGAGTCTCTATTTAGATATCATGACCACAACAGAGGTATTGAATTTGTTCGTATGCCAGGTCTAATGAAGAATACTATGTCTAGAATTGCTGAAGGACAATCAGCAAAGGAATTAGGAAAGAATGCTGTTAGTAGACTATTTGAAGTTCAGGCTGATGATTATGATACTAAGAATCAAGATTTTACGGATTATCGTGGAGGAGAATCTTTAGGAGTTCCTGTTAAGAACAGAGCTAGATTAAAAGAGTCTGATCAGTCAATTGATTTACACACTATGGTTCTTATGGAGCAAATAGCAGCTAGACAATATAAAGAAAGAAGAGCTGTTGAGTCTAGTATTATCATAATCTCTGAGGTAATGAAGGAGAAAGAATACCTAGTAATGGGTAAAGACGGTAAGCCTAGAACAGATGCTCAAACAAAACTTGAAAGATATATTAAAGGTGGTGATGGCCAGAACGAATACAAGAAGGTAAGAAGTATACTTGAGAACAAAGTTTATGGTATTACATCTAAAGAGGCGTGGAGCTGGAATGCAAAGATTGGAGATAAAGAATACAATATTGACTCACAACAAGTAGTTAAGAACGGATTAAAATATTTTGGAGCCACAGCTCTTGTATTTAACTATGCCAACAGTATTGTAAACACAACTTCTGGTACTTTATCTAACTGGATGGAAGCTTTTGGTGGAGATGTATTTGGTATGAAAGACTACGCAATAGCGTCAAAGTTTTATATGAACGACTTAAAAGGCATAATGGAAGACTTTGGTAAGACAGTTGCAACATCTAAAACAAACTTGGCTATGCAGTTCTTTAATAGTATGGGTGACGAAGTTATGGATGGTTCTTTTGCACAGAAAACTAGAGTTGAAGTACTAGGAGATATGAGTACACTTCGTCCATTAGCGAAGTCTGGAGAGCACATGATGCAAGGTAAAGCTACGTTGGCAATACTGCAGTCTATTAAAGCTCTTAATGAGAAAGGTCAGTACATCAATGTTAACGGAAAGGTAGTGAAGAAAAAGGATGCAGCAAGCATGCTTGATATGATGAGTTTTAAAAATCACCAGGGAAAAGTTGAGTTAGTATTGAACGAGCATATGCAGAATTCAACCTTCACTCAAGGAGGTGGTCAATCTCAAATTATATTTGAAGCAAGAAACCTAATAAGAAGTAAGATTGATGAGCTACATGGACAGTACACAACTGACATACAAGCACACGCTCAGAGATTTATTCTTGGTAAAATGGCATTCTTCTTAAGAAAGTGGATGATTAAATTAACTCTTCGTAGATGGAGAGGTATTGGAAATTCTCTTACTGCAGGAAACACAGAAGCAGAGATGTTCTATGATAGAGATCAGAAAAGAAACACTGAAGGATACTATGTTAGTGCAGCTAGATTTCTATCTCAGATTGCTAAAGATGTTAGACAGGATGGATTTAAAGCAATTATTGGTAAAAACAAAGATGGAAGTAGCTGGAGCAGAATGAGTTCTAGTCAGCAAGCTGGTATTAGAAAGACTGGTTTTGATGTAGCAGTGATATCTATGGTTATGTTGTCTCTTCAAGCTCTTGGAGATGATGATGATGATGACAAGGTATTGGCGAAGTATTTATTAAGAAGACAGCAGTCTGAATTAACATTCTTTACCAATCCAATGGAAGTACTCAAGTTAGCGGCCACACCAACCGCAGCAATGGGTAACCTTAAGAATACAACAAGACTTATGTATCAAATGATAACTGACCCTAACGGAAGATACAAATCTGGTTGGAAAAAAGATGAGCTGAAGAGAACATTTATGCTTAGAAAATTGTTTCCTCATATTAAGACTATAGAAGAGCTTAAAGATGCTGCAAAATTCCTTAATAGTTTTGGAATGTAATTAACGGAGGTAAAAAAAAGACCACGTAATAAAGATAACCCTGACCATAACAGTCAGGGTTTTCTCATTTCAACATTAACATTAATTCAAATCACCAAATTAATTTTTTTATAGGTTTTTTATTTTCCAGTAATTACTTGTTAATCTTGTCCTTCATCTTTATATATAATCTTTCATACTCTGCATCTATTGCAGCTATATAGGCGTTAACTTCCTTTGCTTTTGTTTGGTCATATTCAATGTCATTAAGTGGCTTGAATTTAGAATCTTTCTGAACAAAAAGTTTGACCATGTTGGAGCTGTGAGCTTGGGCTGATGGGTATATTACCAGCCCTTGCTCATTACAAAAAGTCATAGCTACAATATTTCTATTGTATACCCTTCTTTCTATCTCCATTTCTTTCTCTTTTTGTTTTATCCTGTCAGCTCTTGTCATTACAATGCTCTTACTGCTCTGATAACATCTTGAAGCTTTGTTCCAATATCTTCAAGAGTAAGAATTCCAAGTTCCTCTAATCTCTCAATACTATTTTCTGTTCTTCTAGCTCCAATTCTATTAACAACATCTACCATATTTTTCGTAGGCATGATATCTATATCCTTCTTGTTTACAAGGAATGTTCTTTTTCTCTGAATATATTTTTCAATTGCTGTTCCGTCATAATTTTCTCCAAGGAATGCAACCGGAATTACTTCTACAAGATCTGAGCCAAAAATTGAATCTCTTTTGTAGTACAGGATACCTGCGTCTACAGGAGACAATTGATTGGTGCAATAATTGCTGTATTCAGAATTAGTTAACCTATGGCCACTTACATAGCGTCCATGACTACCTGAGTTAAAACTGCTTCTGTTATACTGAGCTCCTTGTGTTATTTCTTTTATTTTGTTCTCTCCAATCATTACGAAATCTCCTGGAGAGGGCTTTTTTACTTCTTTTCTTTTAAACATTTGTGTGATTTTTAATTATTAATATTAATTGAAATTAAAGGGAGGCTATTACACCTCCCGTTAATATTACTTCTTGCAAGAACATTTATTGTTACATTTATTGTTCTTGTTGTTAATTGACATTAGGTATAAGGTAAAGATTCCCAGGATTCCAAAAAAGAAACCTATTAGAAATCCAAATCTTAATCCACCTGATCTTGCAATATCTCTTCCCCATACACCGAAGGCAATTGGGATTAACATTGCAAATATAAATAGTACTATTGGTATTAGAATCATAATTTTAAATTTTTAAATTGTTATTAATTGTTTTATGAGCCGCACATTACACAGTCCTCATCATCTTCCTCTTGAGCTTTTCTACCTTGCTCAATCATTGCTCTAAAGTCATTAGGGTCTACTGATTTTACTTCAGGCTCAACCTTAACTTCTTCTTCTTTCTGTACTGTAAACTTAACGGCGTCAACTGCAGCTTTAGTTCTCAGGTAGTAAATACCTGTCTTAAGACCCATCTTCCATCCATAAAAATGCATAGATGTAAGCTTTTGTATGCTAGCATTAGGCATAAATAAATTCATTGACTGTGCTTGACATACAAATCTCTGTCTGTCAGCTGCCATATTAATGATAGATTTCATAGACATTTCATAAGCAGTCTTATATCTCTGCTTAATCTCTGAAGGTATTGGTAAGTTAACCACAGACCCATTGTCACGCATCAAAGCATTCCTGGTATCTTCTGTCCACATTCCAATCTCTTCTAGATCTTTAACCAAGTGCTTGTTACTTATAATGTAAGTACCACTAAGTGTACCTCGAGTATATAAGTTACTAGTAAATGGTTCAAAACATTCATTGTTACCTAGTATTTGAGAAGTAGATGCTGTTGGCATAAGAGCAATCATAAGACTGTTTCTTACTCCTCCATAAACAACTTTCTTCCTTAAATCATCCCAGTCTAGCTCACCACATAACTCAACTTCCTCTCCGTCATATAAATCAAACTGAAATTCTCCTCTACTTAATGGAGAACCTTCGAATGTACTATAGGCTCCACGGGTGAGTGCCAGTCTATTAGACTCTTCCATGGCATAGTAATACATGTGTTCGAATATTTGCTTATTTAGAGCTCTTGCTTCTTCACTGTCAAAAGGCATCTTCATCATAGCAAAAACATCAGCTAATCCTTGAACACCTAATCCAATTGGACGATGCTTCATATTAGAATTTTCAGTTTCTTTGGTTGGGTAGTAATTAGCATCTATGACATTGTCAAGGTTTCTGACTATCTGCTGTACCACATTTCTAAACAATCTAAAATCAAATACCATTTTACCTTTCCTTTCAAATACAAACTTGCTTAAAGCAACAGATGCTAAATTACATACTGCCTGCTCATACTCGTCTGAATACTCATTGATTTCTATACATAAATTACTAGACTGTATAACACCAAGATTCTGTTGATTAGAAGACTTGTTTACTCTGTCTTTGTATCCTATGTATGGAGTACCTGTTTCAATCTGAGATTCTAAAATCTTTTCCCATAATCCTCTTGCAGATACAACCTCTTCATATAGCTCTTTCTCTACAGCTTCATTATATGCAGCTTTAAACTGATCTCCAACGCACTTTTGTAATACAATGTTATTCTTCTTAAGAACATTAGGACAGAATAAATGCCAATCTTGATTAGCCTCTACTCTTTCCATAAACTCATCATTCATCCAGATAGCATAGAACAAATCTCTAGCTCTCATCTCATCTTTACCTGTATTCTTTCTTAAGTCTAACATAGTATATATGTCAGCATGCCATGGCTCATAATAGATAGCAAAGCTACCCTTACGCTTACCACCCTGGTTAATCCATCTTGCAACTTCATTGTACGTCTTCATCATAGGTAATAACCCATCAGATGTACCATTGGTTCCTGCAATGTGACTACCTTTAGCTCTAACATTGTGTACGTGTAATCCTATCCCACCGGCCAACTTAGATATCTTAGCAACATCTTTCATTGTATCAAACAATCCATCTATGCTATCGCCCTTGTTTGCCAACAGAAAACAGCTGCTCAATTGAGACAATCTTGTTCCTGAGTTAAATAAGGTTGGTGTAGCATGAGTATAAAATCCTTGACTCATCAAATTATATGCACCTATTATTTCCTGCATATTGTAAGCACTAGTTTCAATTGCACATCTCATCCACATGTATTGTGGACGCTCTATAACATTACCATCTTTTGGTTTATCTCTTAATAGATAAGACTTTTCTAGAGTTCTTAACCCAAATATATCGTGGTCAAAATCTCTAGCACGAATTATCATATTGTCAAGCTCTTCTTTATTTTGCTCCACAAAAGCCATAAACTCATCTGCTAAAACATTTGTTGTTTCTTGTACCTTATTCATAGCCTCAGAGAAGCTATCTGGTGTACTTTTCCACAATTGTGTCACAAATATACGTGCAGCAAATTTGCTGTAATCTGGGTGATAAGAAACCATACTAGCAGCTATCTCAATACATAGTGTATCAAGTTCTACCGTGGTAATCCCATCAGCCATTTGTGAAATTACTTTCACTGCCATTGCATCGGCATCTACTTTTAGTCCATCAGATAAATTCCTCAATCTAGACGTTATTTTGCTAGGATTAAAATTTACAGAACGACCATTTCTTTTCGTTACTTTCATAAAAATGTATCTGGTTTTATAATTAATTTACTTATTTGTTTGCTAGAAGTCTCAGACTCCATATCAGGTGCGGCAGAGGTTAATTCTCCATTCGAACTTAATATGTTTTTGATTCTATCAGCATTTTTAAATCCTCTTTCAGATACATAGTCACCTATGATTTGTTTCTGAACATCAGAGTATCCTTTTAAATTTCCGTCAATCATTAGCTGTCTAGCCTTCTTCATGTCGTGCGTAATATTAAACTTATACAACACTCTATCTCCATAGTCAGCATGTCCTGCATACATAGGATGCTCCATCAACTCTCCTTCAAACTTTAAGAAGTCGTGAGAACTTGTCCAATGATACAGAACACAAAACAAATCATCTCCTTCCTGGAAAGATAAGTATGTATTCTGCATAAGGTTTAAGAATCCAATATTGACATGTTTCATTAAAAGAGGTAACATATATGTCTTACTCTTATTAGGCTTTATGTCTACTTTAAATATTGGCTTCATTATCTTCATTGTTTAAATTATTATTTCCCGTTATACTCTCGGCGTCCATTAAGACTAATCCCTCAGTATCAATTTGATCTTGAGTGTAGTCTGCATCATCATTCTCCTTACTATAATAGTATAAGTCTATCAACTCATAAACTCCTTGATATTCAACTCCATGTCTATCTGTGAATCCATTAAGAGCAAGTTGATGCATATCTTCTGATACTAAAAACCTCATAGGTCTATTAGGATTCAATTTAGATATGTATACAAACTCAAATTCCTTAACAGTGTATCCGTGAAGTTCAAAGTCGTTGTCAACTATAGTCTTAAGTGCCTCTCTATATAGTGCACCTTGAATATAATATCTGTGCATAGTATAAAGAATAGGAAAGTCCTTACAGGGAGATTCTCCTGTCTTTAAATCAACAGGTATAATCACTTTGTGTTTATGATTAACTACCAAGCAGTCAAGCATTCCCTTAACTCTTCTCCCATTCACTTTTGTATCGAATTTGTATTGGTAAAAGATTTGTACATCTTTCACTCCAGTCGCAAAAAACTTAGCAGTAAACGGGTGGGTACGAAGGGTATTTGCAGTTTGAGCAGCATGGTCCCACATGGCATCCTTAATTAAATTTTTGCCTTGGCTTTGTAATTTATCAGCAAAGTATGCACTTCCACCACTTACGACAGTCTTTACAATTCTTTCGTCATTATAAGATGTATACACCTTTAATGCTCTTGCTGCTGCAAGTATTTGTGCAGTATAGTTTGTCAAAACTACATTATTTTTTGCATATTTCCTAACAAAATCTCCACTTTTTTTATGCTCATTTGGTTTTGTGATTACATCCAATATTGCATCAAGTATTATTCTTATATTTTGTGTTGGTGGTTTTACAGAACTTCCTCTGTAAAATAACTCATCTACCCTATCAGGTTCAAAGCACATTACGTCTACTAGACTACCAAACTTAAGATTGAAAGACTGTTTAACTCCTCCAACGACATCTAGGCCTTGCTTACTTATGCTCGAAAGCATAGAATAAGAAGGAATCTCTAGATCTCTATATTCCCCCTCCGACATGGAGAGATTGTGATCTTCAATCATATTTGTTATTTTTAAATTGTTAATACTACATAAACATGTCAACCTGTGCAGGATCTTGACCAGGATAAACCCCATCAGAATCACACTCGTTGCCATTTTCATCTTCATATCCTGTAATCATAAAATCACAGGAGCAAACCTCATCTTGTGTTGCAAATAGCTCATCTCTTGACATAACCATGTCAGAGAATGATAACCTTGCAAAGACTTTGTTTGCTGTCTTTAATTTACTTGTTCCCATATTATAAGTTTTCTATTTTATTTTGAACATCATCTATACCTGATAAGATTTCTTGTATCTTATCTAACTCCTTCTCACTATTGCCAACTAGTGACATAACAACTTGGTAAGCATTATCTAATATTCTTATTGCGTCTTTTATTGTTTCATCCATTTTAAAATAACTTTATGTATACTCCTGGATTTTCTTTGTCCACACTATATAGTGGAAAAGCCCGTGGGTTGTTTTGATCAATCAATTGACCATCAATGCTCATGGGTACAGGGAATACGTGTTTAACATTGTCATCTTCTATAAAGTCATGTGCAGTCATTAAATCTTGTACGATTTCTACACTATTACTAAAGTCAAATAACCTCTTACTATTTCTCACTTGGTGATATCCAATAATTATTGGATCACTTGTGTGAGCTTTCATTTTCATAAACTCTTCTCGTAAAGCATCAAATTGATTGGGTCTAGTAGGGTCTACATATCCTTTAACTTCTTTTTTACGAGAGTTAAACTTTTGTATTCCAATTGACCTAAGAAATTTATTAACGGTAGGGGAACTAAATATCCCTCTAGCTGTTTTTACTTTTGAGTTTTTTAATGAGGGAATGTTCCCTGGTACAAAAATCATGCTACATTTTTTTATAGTATTACCCCTACCGAAATAGGGGCATTACCTGGTTATTAATCATTACGACAATATTCGAACTTACTGTTACTTGGATTATAGCTAACACATTGTCTGTTTGCACGGAATTGCTCAAAAGCATCATTTCCATAACCTTCAAATTGTGTTCCACCAATACCAATCCAGAATGCTCTTTTGTCATATGTGTGACAACTGTCAAATCCATCTGTCACTATAACAGAATTGTTCTTGTTCTCACGTATTACATCCATTACTTTGTTAAAGTCAGTACCTCCTGATCTAGAAAATGCTAAGATAGAAATATCATTTACATTAGATATCTCGTATATCTGAGTATCAAAGAAATATAGGTTCTCTATTAAACCCATCTTCTTTAAAGTCATAGCTATACCTTTAGCAAGATTTATCATCTTAATACTTCTACCCTCGAATGTTTCATCACTAGTCATAGATCCAGAGCAGTCTAAAAATAAGTCAAACTTACCTTTATACTTCCTTGTATTGTTACCCATGTTTAGTATTTCTGCATTCTTAAATATAGGATTAAGAAACTCAAGACCAAATAAATCCTCACACTCCTCACATTCAAACAAATTCTCCTCAACAACACTATGTTTAGTAGAAAAGTAATTCTGTGATTCATTAAGAATCTTATCTAGAACGGTTCGGATACTATTCTTATTGAAATTTAATCCTTTAAGAATTTTTCTCAAATTGTCAACCTCATCTAAGAATTCAGGATTACCATCAGACAATTCATTTAAAGCATCTTTACTTAATTGTTGCTCTAAGTCTTTGATCTTTTTGTCAGCCTGTTCCTTAGCTTGGCTAATGTCCTTAGTGGCTTTTTCTAAAGCTTTGTTAACAGATTCTTCATACTGATCTCTTCTAACACTAGAACTTTCAGAACCTTTGCTAGCTCCTTGGTTACTACTATTATCTTGAGGTTGTCCATCTCCTTCACCTTCTTCTTGACCTTCTTTATTTCCTGATTGACCTTGTCCTTTTCCTTCTTCACCTTTACCCATCTCTCCTCCTTCATTTCCTTCTCCTTCTAATCCAGTAGGCTCTTCTCCTCTTTGCTTTTGTTCCTCTCTAATCTCATCATCAACTTTCTGAAGAGCTAATGCTAGCTCTCTTGTTAATATATTAGAAAACAAAGGTGAATCAGTAGTTACAACTTTAGTTAATGAATCATAAACCTTATCTACAACTTTATGCCTAATAGCATTAGTTTTATTTTTTGGTCTCTTCTTCACATCTGCGTTAACAAAGATACTGTAAATATCGTTTATTAGTGACTGAGATAACGTGCATTCTTTATTTGTCTTATCTTGAACGTAACTTTTAATACGTCTAAGCTTAAGAGATTCAAATGCGGTTACTCCCGGTATAACAACGTGCTCGTCTGCTCTAAATCCAAAATCTCCTGCCATGGAGTTTTTGTATATTCCGTAAGGATCATAGGAAGGAGCGGTAAAGCTCCCTCCTGTAAATCCTGTCTTTCTTCCGAATAAACTCATTATATAGCTTGAGTTTGTGATAATACTGACTCATCATCCTTCAAGAATTCTAACTTACCTTCCTCTTCAGAAAGTCTAGAAGCTATCTGCTCTGTGTCAGCTTCAGCAATAAGACCCAATCTTTTAGCAAGTTCGTAAGCCTCCTCAAATTTGTCATAAGCAGCATTGTACTCATCAGATGATACGCACATACCTATGGCGTCAATACGATCATATACTTCTCTAACCTGTGCAGGTACAAGATTCTTAGCAACATCTTTTGCTACACTCTTACCTACTAAAAGCTCAACAGTCTTAATCATACCTCTATTCTCGTCATAACCCCATACACACATAACATTCTTAATCAATGTTGGTAAGAATGATAATGCACGATCTGAAAGGTGTGAATGACAAGAATCTAAGATAGTCTTAATCTTGGAAAAATCTAAATCTATAGCATCTATATCAGCCTTTTCTGGTAAAGAAATGTTGTGATTCTGTCTGAATGTCTTACCACCCTTAGCATAGTACTTCATCATATCAGCAGGACTCAATCTCTTTACATCATGAGTGATTAGAAATCTATCCCAGAATGGTGAGTCTTTCTCATCGTCAGGGATTTCATTACACGTAGCAATAAAGTTAGTCCACTTACATGGTAACTTTTCTTTCCCGTTAAACAATACTCGCTCATTCATAACACCTAATAAACTATTTCTTAAAGATGCTGATGCTTTGTCAATCTCGTTGACAACAACAACTCTAGCTCTAGTCATAGGTGAATCTACTTTGTACTTGTTCTCTGTGGTTAATGCCTCTAAATCTACATTACCTTTAATTGCATTACTCTTTGTTCCTTCATCTGTTTCTAGAAGAAACAAATCTTCTCCTTTAAGTGTACCCAATGATGCTTTCGCAAAATCAATTACAGCAGCAGTCTTTGCTACACCTGGAGGTCCGATCAATAATATTGGAGTTCTTAAAGCCTCCCCTAGAGCCATTACTCTGAATGTTTCTAGTTTTTTCATCAAATTTGTATTAATTTTTCTTGTAATCATGGTGATTTTTATTTAATTGTTAATTGTTCTATTAATTGTTTTAATTGTTCTTTGCCAAATTTCTCTATATAGTCAGAAGGATCTTTCACTTGAGATCCATCCGGAATCTCTATTTGTGTAAATCCTGTCTGGGAAGCTAGTTTGGCACCAGCTATCCTACCTCTATTCTTATCGCTATCAAAGTCATTATCATACATTATGTAGATATTCTTAAACCTACCTCTAACCTCATCTATTACACTATCTTTAGGATTAACCCCTTCACTCTGTAAAGAGCATGATGTAATTACATTGGTTGGAAATAAACTCTTTATAACCATAGCATCCTTTCGACTACTTGTTATTATTAATGTTTCTCCATTTTGTGGAAGCTGTGTCCATAATTCCCATGTAGAATAGTCGTTATTATTAATCCATTTATTCTCTACGTCATAAGGACGATAGATTTTAAATGTCTGAATATTATCTTTCTCTTCTACAAATGCATAAGCATGGTCATTAGTTTTAGTACAGTATCCATTAATAAAGAAATGCGATATCGGATATACATTGCAGTATTCCAATTGCTCTTTTGTTAATCCATATTTATTGTTCCAATAATCTTTATCCTTTCTCGACCAATTTCTCGTGGTAACACTTATTCTAAGTCTCCCTTTATTTAGGGTTTTATTTGTTTTAGTGTACACTTGACCTTTTGGTAGGGAATGAATAGAATTAGGAATCTCAAACTGTGTAAGATTAAAGTCAGCAGCAACCTTATTGATTGCTTCAACTTTAGTTCTCAAATTAAATAATCTCATAACAAATACAAAGCAGTTGCCTACTTCTCCTGTTGCGAAATCTTTAAATAGTATAGTTTGATAGTCCTTACTATGAAACAAGCTAAATGATGGTGTAACGTCCTCACGAAAAGGACTACTAATTGGTTTGGTTGGCACTTCGCCACCCAAATAGTAGGCAAATATATCTAATTCATTTACACACGCTAATATTGAATTAGATGTGGGCAAATCCTTGTAATCTCTACTTTTACCAAAACTCATTTTTGTTGTTTTTAAAGGTTAAAAAACCCCCACATTGCTGTGAGGGTCTATTAAATTAATTATGCTATATATTATAGCCAGTCATCGTCACTCATGGTAACTGCATCTTCCGATGGTTCTGCCGAAGCAAAAGCATCAAATTGATTAGTGTTACTTGCGTTAACTTCACTAGGTGTAACCTGGTGCTCACGTAGACTTAAATCTAGTGGGCCAAAGTCTACATTACCAAAGGCTCCTGCGTCTTGTGAAGACTTAAGGTCTTTAAGTAAGTATTTGAATTTGTCAGCTCTAGTTCCAGAGATAACATACTGACGTAAAGTATTACGGTTAAAAGTGGTCTGCACCATTTTACCATCTCCTTTAGTCTTAACACCTAATAATACACCAATACTATTGTTTGTATTGTCGATGATACCTTTAAGAAGACTTACATCTCCTGTGAAAATCTTTTCCCACTCAGGCTTGTCGATACGTGCATAGCAATCTGACGGATCAGTTGCCTTACTTGGATCCCAAGGTAAGTTAAGTAAGTTAACTAGAAAGTTGATTAATTCAACTTCTCCACGCTTAGCTACTTTTACCCCATCTGCATTGTACCACTTCATGTTGTCAGGAAGTGTTTTAGTCTTAATAGCTTCTTCAGTCAACCAAGTGTCTTTACCAAATGAATTAATCACTTTGTATTTCCCACTTTGAGACTTATGGAATGTATCGGCTACATAAAACTGAATTTTCTCAGTTAATCCTTCTTCTTCATTAGTCAAATAGAAATCTAACCTAATTTGACGAGCTTTACGCTCACCCTCAGAATCTGTAACGGTAGTTTCACCGATATATTCTGGATCAAAGTTAAGCTCACGACCATAAATAGCCTCTAACTCTTCTTTTGTTGGGTTAATTCCTACTACTTTAAAATTGGCAGCACCAGTATGTAATTTTTTCACTGATCCTCCACCTGCACTTTGTTCTTTTCCGAATGCACTCATAATTTACTCTTGTATTTAAAATTTGGGGATCTTTTAAGGCGATCCCCTTTACCATATTACTTAATTAATTGTTCTTAGTTCCACTCAGACTCTTCCTCCTGTAATTGAACCTTTACATTTGCTGCAGCTTGAGCATGATCTTCTTCTTCTGTTACAACAGAATCTAAATCCCAGTCACTACCGGAGTCTTCTTCTTCAGTTTCTACTGCTACTTCTTCTTCTTCTACAACTTCGATAGCCTCAACTTCTTCGTTAAAGTCTTCAACATCCAATTCAGCATTAGCAACAGCTACTTCATTCTCTTCCATAAGAATGTTGTCAGCCGCCTCTTGTCTTGCAATTTCTGTTGTAACAGAATCCTGTACTTCGGCCATAGTCTTAGAACCACCATTAGTTTCTATAACAGGTTCTTGGCCAACTGGTACTAAAGCATGTGCCTCAATATCATTTGATGGGAACGCAGTTAAATAGAATTCAGCTGATTCACCGTCTTCATCAATATTTAAGAAAGAGTATACTTCTTTGCAAAAGAAAGATGAGGTAATTGCTTTACTTTTCTCTTTCGTATCTTCTCCATTTGCAACTCTATTCTTAGACGTCTTGTAAGAAACTACATTCTCTTGGTCAGCTGCAGGTATTAAACTTTTATTTGCTACTAAAACCTGACGGTTATCACCTTCAACAGAAGCAAATACTAATTCTTGTACATCTCCGTTATCAAGACCCAACAATTGTGATGCCTTAGTGTTAAATAATAATCTACGAGATTTTCTCGCTCCTTTGTTTGCCTCAACTGTTACTACAGGTCTATCAGCATATTTGTCTCCTGCAGATACTGCAGATAGTTGTTGTCCTAATCTTTTAGAACCAAAAATTATTGTATTCATTTTTTGTGTGTTTTTATTAATTGTTAATATTGGGAGGAATTTCACCTCCCTTGTTTTTTTAGCTAATAGGATTGTGCCCACCTATTAACAATTTCCAATAAGCCTTAAAGGCCTTTACTATTCTCATCATCCTTCTTCGAATAAACGAATTGCCTCTAATACTGCACTCATGTCATTTGGTACAATTTCACTATCAAACATTCCTGCAGGACTTTTAGCCATATTGGTAGTGTTGTTTTGTGTCATGAATCCGTAAGTAATATCATTACCTTTCTTCTCCACAATAGTCTCTAGTATAACACTAAACATTCCTTCAGGTTTAACAACGTCTTGGACTAACTTACCACCAGGTACGCCAAATACAGTTCTGTCAACACCATTAAAACTTTTAGTCTCAGTATGGGCCATAACTATTACAGTAAGGTCATCTCTAAGCCCATCAATAGATTTCAATGTCTTATAAACATTATCACCCATCTCAGTAAACTTAGTGTAACCTACAGTTTTAGCCTTGTCCATAAACTCGCCAATCATAGCATACGTAATAGTATCTATCACAACATACTTGATATCTTGTCTTTTGTTACTTACAAAAGCCATGGCAGCTCTAATCTTTTCCCAATCAGTAGTTTTTAAATAGTTACATGTATTAGGGTTAAATTTACCTGTTTCAGGATCCTTCATTAAATAGTTCTTCTTCCAACCTTTAAATGGTGGTGCTTTTTCGTCAGGACATATAATAAACGTTTCCTTCGGATTTATATTTGCTAAAGAGTAAGTTTTACCCGTACCACTATAGCCTGTTACTAAAATTTTATTTGCCATACTTTTCTATTTTTCATTGTTACTAATCGATTCTTTTTCTATCTCTGTTCTCACTTGCTCTGATATATCCTTCGCTACAAGAAATGCTATTTCTCTTTTTGAGAAACCATTTTCTATTATCTCAGTCAAAACAGCCATTGGATTTTCCGTAGATGGATCAACATTAAATGTCTCAAAAACACTTTCAAACTTTTGCTGAAATGGCTTCATCTCTAATCCACAAGCATCGAAATCATTATCTAGATTTGTTTTGTCAATTTCTGGGTATGCTACTTTACTCATTTTATTATTTTATTAATTATTATTACTTATACAAATATACGAAATTTAATCGACATATCCTTAGATAGTTACGAGATTTTTTGCACAATATTAAGTGCTCTCACTTTGTCAATCAAATCTTGTACTGTTCCGTCATTTTCTATTACATAGTCAAAATCACTATAGTCATCTAAAGCTGTTTCTGATGGGTGAGGGTTTACATCAATGGCTCTTGTACCATTATCTCTATTAACCCTAATAAGGATACCACCTTTATCTTTAATAATTTTAGCTTCATTAGGGAATCTAACATCTGTAATTATCCAATTAGGATAAACCCAAGAGCCTTTTATCTTTTTACCTACAGAACCTTTATAGTCAAATCCTAAAGGGTTATAATCAGCAAACAAAGCATTTACCCATATATTAGGGTGAATAATCTGTCTACCTGCTTCAGTACCTAAAAGTTGTAAGAGTTTACGAGGTGTTAATAAGAATGTCTCTATAAAATCAGTGTGATCCCATATTTCGTCACACATTTTTTCTGCCTCCTTTTTATCGCTAAAAAGATGTCTCTCAGTGTCATAACTAACCTGCCATATTCTCCACTCTTCCCCTAGTTCTTTATTCTTAAACTCTCTATCTTCTAGTTGACGTATATCACATCCTATTAAAACTGCTACTATCCATTTAATAGGATAAGCAAACTTTTTGTTTTCGTATTCTGTAATATGACATTCGTACATATAGTGCTCAAAACTGTTCCAATCATTTTCCACGGCAAGATAATTTATTATATCAAATAACAAATCTTTGCCGCTTCCAATTTTTCCTGATATCCCTATCAGATTATTACTTACCACCATGATGAGTAATATACTTTTTCTCCATTATTAAAGGCTCTTTCTGCTTCATCAAGAAACTTTAAATCTTCCTCTAGATAATAAGAGTAATGATCATAAGAATCACCACCAAAGAAGAATCCTTCTGTTTCTGGCAAATCCTTAGACACTATCATTTTGCGAAGTAATTTTATATCCTTCTTTTTAAGCCTTAAATTAACACAGTTAAAGTTATCGGCAAGTCTAATCTCTCCTTTTTGCAAACCTTTAGTTATCCATAAATCCTCCATAAAACCATGAAGTCTATTGTGTTTACGCCACTGAGCAATCTGAGTCATCTTTTTTTTACTCTGGCACGCACCTCTACGATACGCATACATATCTAATCCCATTTTTTGTTTTTTAAATTATTAATTATTTTATTTTCCAAAATTCTTACTCTTGGATGATCTTGGGGCTACAACTCTACCTAGAAGTCTATCTGCAGCATTATGAAACAAGACCATTTTGTCTGCCTCACTAGCTTTAGGTAATTCTCCAAATCTATTAGTTGCACCATCGAATAGGTAGTGAAAATACTTATTCGGAGCACCAAATCTGTTCTTTAGAACTTTTATTGCTCGGAATGTATCACGGAATCTTCGGATATCATAACCATGATAATCTTCAAATCCATACCTATCCGGTGAGTAAACACCTAATACTATTTTAGCATCACGCTGTATCTCCTTGTTGTTAGCAAAACCGGCCAATGATGGCTCAGTCTTTTTCTGAACACTTTCACCTTTGTTGGTAAATTGCTCTTTCTCACCCGACTGCTCTTGCTGTATCACATTAACAACAGCCCAATTCCAATGTTTCGTAACCTGCTTTAAAGCATAGTTAGTACTCCAGTGTGCCATGGTCTGATGCTGATTCATCATAGCTCCATCTTTCCTCTTCTCAGGGGTAAGCAAGCTTATGTGGTCAACAATAACAATAGTCATCTGATTCATATCGTCAGGAACATAATGAGAATAAACTTTGTGAACTTCCTTCTTGGTGGTTCCGTCACTTTTCTTCTTTATAAATGTCCTGTCTTCAAATACATGAGTACCATTCTTATCAGCATAATCACGACAGTATTTATATATACCTGTTGGATTATACACAGAATCTATTATCTCTACGTCCTTTAACAGCAATTCTATGTCTTCTATGTGCTCATCAATAAGATCAATCTTATCCTGTGGAAGAGATTTCTCTCTAAAGCCCTGCAGTGTAAGTAAATCCATACTGATATTACATCTTGAAGATATAAAATTACATATCATTGTGTCAATAAATTCTTGTTCTGACTCCTCAAGTGCAAAGTAAAATATCTTAAGCTTTATATTATTCTTAAGAGCGTACTCTAAAGGTTCCCTAACATAGAGAGCTTTAGTTACTTGGGTTTTACCTACACCTGATGCAGCTGTTACCATCTGTATCATACCCGGAACTACTCCAGGTATTGATTCAGAAAGCTTAGGGTAATTTTCAAATGGAATACAGAATATTGATCCCGCATCCTTCTTTG